GGTCCCGGCCGGCGAGACGGTCCTGTCGATCTCGGCCCGTGACGCGAAGCGCTGCGGCCTGACCGAAACCCCCTGACCGCTTGGCGTCGTGCCCGAGTGTGACGGGCACGGCCCTGGCAGTCCGACCGACCCGCACACCGACCGCTGAGGAGAGACCCGTGGTATCCGACTCAACCCTGCGAGAGGTCGCGGCGCTGAGCGTCTACGACCAGCACAAGGTGTCCACGCGACCGGTCGGTCGCCGCCACGAGGCCGTGTGCGACTGCGGCTGGATCAGCGACGACGCCTACTCCGACCGGTTCGACGCTGGCAGCGCGGGCGCACGGCACCAGGAAGACGCCCTGAAGCGCGAGTTCGAACAGCTCGGCGTCCCCTACGACCCGACCGACCACTGAGGAGAGACATGAGCGCCACCACCGAGACTGCCGAGTACCGGATCGAGTTCACGATCCAGCGCAACACGGGCAACGAGGACTGGCAGGACGTCGGCTTCGGCTCGTCCGGTGCGTGGAACGACATCGACTCAGCTCTGTACCAGGTCGACACGTCGATCCAGCGCCGCGAGTGGGAGACCGAGCCGGGCATGCCAGAGCCGAGCGAACTGGAGCCTTCCTGACCTCCCTCCGCCGCTGGAGTCCGCCGACTCCCGGCACGGCTGGGCACCCGGGCTCACCCCCCATCGGACCGGGTGCCCAGCCACCCCCGACACGCACCACGAAGTAGCCGAAGGAGACCGACATGGCCAAGGAAGACAAGCCCGACCCGATGTTCGACGGCATCGTGCGCGGCGCCCAGGAATGGAACCGCAAGCAGCAGGAGAAGCAGGACCCGAAGCGCAAGTGACCGACCCGCCTCGTGCCTGACTTCCCCCGGGCACGAGGCACCCCGCCGCCCGCTGAGCGCGGCACCCCGAACCCTGCCGACCCGAGAGGACACCCCGATGACCGACAACACCGACAAGGCCGCACGCATCATCGAGACCTATATGCCGAGCCACGACGGACTGGCGCAGGACATCGCTCAAGCACTGCGCGACGAGGGCCTGCTGGGCGGCGGCGAGGGCGCCGACAAACCGCACATCGACAACGACACCCCGCGCGAGCTGGCGGTCGGAGACCGAGTCACGCACGTCGGGCAGACCACCGCGATCGGAACGATCACCAGATTCAAGGACGACATGGCCTACGTCCTGTGGGACGGACGCCACGCCGCGATGCCTCATTGGAAGTCGACCATCACGCCCGCCACCCCCTGACCCCCTGCCCGTCCCGGCTCGCCACCCCCGAGCCGGGACACCCCGAGACCTGGAGGATCGACCGAATGACCACAGTGGCACGTCTACCGCATCACCGCCGTGACCGAGCCCGAGTGCACCTGCGAGTACCCGTACGAGGGTGCGCCTCAGGCCGGGCACCACCCGAACTGCGACGTGGGCGACGAATCCCAGCGGCGCGTCCGGTTCGCCTCGCCGCGCGACCCGGAGGACTGGACCACCGAGACCGTGGCCGACCTCGACCGCGCCGACGTGACCGTCCTGCCGTGAGCATGTCCGCCCACCAGTCGTCCGCGCACGGCCGTCTGCTGTGGCTCGACATCTCCTGGCCCTGATGACCCGTGGCCACCCACCGAGACCGACCGCTCAACGAACGCAGAGCACGACACACCGAGGAGACCGACATGGCCAAGCAAGACAAGCCCGACCCGATGTTCGACGGCATCGTGCGCGGCGCCCAGGAATGGAACCGCAAGCAGCAGGAGAAGCAGGACCCGAAGCGCAAGTGACCGACCCGCCTCGTGCCCGACTTCCCCCGGGCACGAGGCACCCCGCCGACCGCTGAGCGCGGCACCCCGCGAAAGGAACCCGATCATGTGTCGAGTAGAGGACTGCGATCCGTGGGACGTGGTCACCGAGACGAGGCCCCTCGCTCACAAGAGCCACTGCTGCACCGAGTGTGGCCGCACGATCCAGACCGGCGAGCCCTACCTGCGGATCAAGGGCCACTGCGGCGGCAGGTGGGAGGAACACAAGATCTGCCAGCACTGCGACGCCGCCTCCGAGGTGATGTCCGTGATGTGTCACGGATGGCCGCTCGGTGACCTGCTGGACGAACTGGTCGAGCACTGGCGGGAGGGCTACTGCTCGGTGCCGTACGGGCGTCTGATCGCCCGGATGCGGCGCAAGTGGCACGACGGAGCGGACATGGTGCCGACCGGCTGCCGCGAACTGGCCAATGCTCTCCTCGCTGCCTGAGCGCGGCACCCCGACCGAAACGAGGACCGATGAGCGAGATCACCATCCCGGACGAGGCAGGGCGCGCGATCGCCGAGGCGATCCCGCTGGCCCGGATTGCCGCCGCGGTCAAGGCCGACTACCACGCATCCGTGCTGGAGGACGACAACGTCTCGGGTCTGATCATGGAGGCCGTGCGCGTAGCGGCCCCGCTGATCGTCGCGGCCGACCGTCTGCGCTTGGCGGACAGCCTGCGAGCCCTGGACAACCGGCTCGCGGATCTGGGCATCCACCTGCCGCAGGACGTCGAGGAGATCATCGGCGACCTCGAACGCACCGCTGGCCAACTGCGCGCCGAGCCCACCTCCTGACCCCCCGCCCGTCCCGGCTCGCCACCCCCGAGCCGGGACACCCCGGGACCTGGAGGACCGATGAGCGACAGCGACACCCTCGCCGGCGCGTCGCTCTGCAGTGGCTACGGCGGCCTCGATCGGGCGGCACGCGAGCTGCTCGGCGGAGACGTCGTCGTGCACGGCGAGCAGTACCAGCCCGCCTGCCGCGTCCTCGACGCCCACTGGCCCGGCGTGCCGAACGTCGGAGACATCACCACAGCCGACTGGGCGCCGTGGGCCGGGCGGATCGACTGGCTCACCGCGGGATGGCCCTGCCAGCCATTCAGCTCAGCCGGCAAGCAGAAGGGAACCGAGGATGAGCGAGCTATCTGGCCCGCGGTCGCGCGAGCCATTCGCGACCTACGACCCCGCATCGTGCTCCTGGAAAACGTCAGTCGCATCGTTGTGGCCGGAGAGCTTGCCCGAGCCGCCGGTGACCTGGCCGCGCTGGGGTTCGATGCGGAATGGCGCTGTGTACGAGCGTCCGACGCTGGTGCTCCCCACCGTCGCGAGCGGTGCTTCATCCTCGCCGTTGCTGCCGACCGCGCAGGCGAGGGATGGGGATCACTCATCGAGGAGCATGTCGAGCAAGACGGCGGCGAAGCGTTTTGCGCAGGGCAAGCGGAACCTCGACGACGCGATCGCGAAACTCCTGCCGACCACGACGGTGGCCGATGCGGATGGGACGAGAGCGGCACGGGGCGGGGCCCGCTCGGACGAGCTGCTGCTGACGGGGATCGCCCGGGAGGTCTGGGATGGGACCGCAGTGCCGGCCGACCCTCTGTTGCCAACCCATCGAGTGTCGGCGACCCGGACCAGTCGCGGTGCGGCGCTCAGTCCGACCAGTCGCTCGTCGCCGTCGCTGGACCAAGCGGTGGAGATCGCGAACGGCATCCTGCCGAGGGAGTTCACGAGCTGGGACGAGCTGCCCCCGAGCTGGCATGGGGACCGTACGGGCCCGCCGTCCGCCGCTGGGAGCTCGTCCTCGGTCGACCCGCACCTGACCCTGTCGTTGTGGGACGACGAGGCGGACGCCAGTTGAACCCCGTGTTCGTGGAGTGGCTGATGGGCCTGCCCGCCGGATGGGTCACCGAAGTCGCCGGCCTGTCCCGCAACGAGCAACTGCATCTGCTGGGCAACGGCGTCGTGCCGGCCCAAGCCCTGTTGGCGTACCGGGCGATGTTGCCCGAACTGATCGAGAGGACCGCGGCATGATCCCCGACCCGGCTGGCCCCACCGCCAACCCCAACCCAACCGAACGAGCGGAGGCACAGCCCGTGGACCGCGACAAGATCCGGGACATCGCCGAGACGTACCTGTACGACGGCGACCACGACCAGGCCCTGCCCGGCTACCACGAGCTGTTGGACGCGGTGGGTGGCTACGACGACGAGCCTGCCGCTGCCCCAGCGGCACAGCCGGACTCGCGCGTGGCCGAGCTGCGTTCCACAGTGCCGGCCTCGGACGAGACGCCGACCGCTGAGGACGTGGCCCGCGCGTTCCACGAGACCTACGAACGCCTGGCTCCCGACTTCGGATACAAGACGCGGGAGGCGTCGGCGAAGCCCTGGGCGGACGTGCCCGAGCAGAACAAGACCCTCATGCGGGCCGTGGCGGAACGCATCCGGCGCCGGTGGATCGCGGGCGCACTTCATGCTGGCGATGCCGTCACTGTCCATGAGGGTCGACGCCGCATCGACGGCACCGTGAAGTACCTCGGCAACTTCGCGCCGCCGCTGATGGTGGAGATCGCGGCACAGCCGGACGACGAGGCCGCACTGACGGGAGCCGAACTGATCGCGGCCGAGCGGCAGAGGCAGATCGAGGCCGAGGGATACGACGCCACGCACGACGCGGGCCACCTTCCCGTGGCGTTCGTAGAGGCTGCGATCAGCTACGAAGGAATGCCGCTTCGATGTCTACGCGGCCCCGGAGGCGATCGAGTGCGAACTGAAGGACGCCTTGGCCGCGAGACGGAAGCTGGACGGCTACATCGACTGGCTGACGAGGCTGTCGGGTCGGCGCAAGGCGGAGGAAGACGCGGGTGTCTGGCCTCGCGATGTAGAGAAGATGCTGGCGAACGATCCTGGGGAGGCTGGCCGGTGACAACCGACGAAACACGCGACGCGATCGTGCTGGCGTTGCAGGAGTGCCCGAGCGAGTTCACGACCATCGATCCGGTCAACGACACGTTGGACATCGACTACGCGGAGATCGCGCGCATTGTGGACGAGGCCGTGGTGTCGCCGCTGCTGGCCGAGCGGGACCGCGAGCAGGAGGCGCAGCGGATCAAGCTGGCGACCGTTCTGCTCGCTGGCCACGACAAGACGATGGACGAGCTGATCGAGTGGGTAGCGGAGCTGCGGTCCGAGTGGGACGCCCTGCTGATCGACAGTGCCGAGGACCGACGCGAGCTGGACGAGCTGCTGGCCGAGCGGGACGAGGCGCGGGAACACACCGAGGAGTACAACGACTACTGCGTCAAGTTGACCTCCGACCTGGCCGCTGCCCGTGCCCGTGTGGATGCCCTGGAGGCCGAGGTGGACGACACAGCCAATCTGGCCAGCACCTACCACGATGGCGTGCTCACGGTCCTCGACGCGCTCGAAGGTCTGGCACCGGACAACTCGACCTACGAGGAGTGGGCGGACGCTATTCGCACGTGGCGGGGTGTGGCCACCCAACCCGCCGAACCGCCGAGCCCCGACTTCGCGATGCGGGCGTTCGGCCCGTGCACCGAGCAGGGATCACATCACATCTACGGCGAGCTGTTCGATGGCCGCTGCGACGTGCCCGGCCACTGGCCCGCTCCGGCCACCCAACCCGCCGAGCCGCCGCGCGCGCTGCCGTCCGTGCTCCGCTCGTGGGAACACCTCACGCAGGACGTGCACGCCGAGGCTGAGCGCGAGGACCCGGAGATCATTCCGTGGTGCACCCGGCATGACGCCGACGCCCGCTCCTGCGACTGCCCGGAAGGCCGGTACGAGAACGTCCACGTCGAGTGTCCAACGGTCGGTGGCGTGTGCATCGGCTACCACATGCCGATCCCCAGCCACAAGATCGCGCCAGCCGCCGAGAATGCAAGCCCGCTTCAACATGCCCCCGCGCCTGCCGCCCAACCCGAACCACAGGAGCAGCCGTACGCCCTTCTGCGGGCAGCGAATGGCGGCTGGTGCGAGCGCTGCCGGACGGTCACCACGGGCAGCCACTGGCACTGCGGCCGGTGCGGGAAGCCGAGCGGACAGATGGGTCACGCCGCCTGCTTCGGCCGTGTCTCGGACAGCAACGCCGCCTATCCCGCTTCCTCGTCCGGGACCGGTACGGAGGCACACGACCCCAAGGAGCCCACCGATGGCTGAGCTGAAGTGGACGGCCCTGCGCCACGCCATGCTCCGCTGCGTCGAGGTCGAACTGGTCGCGCGCGGACTGGGCGTGAGCGGATGGTGGATCAACGCCACGGTCCCGGGGTCCTACGGACACGCCGAGCGGGCCGTGACGAGCCTCGTGCACGCCGGCCTCGCGCGCATCGTAGGCGACTACCGGGCTCCGCTGGCCCTGACGGACGAGGGGCAGCGCGTCCTGATCTCGTGGAATGCCCGACATGGAAAGGCGGACACCGATGGCCAGTGACGACCTCACCGCAGCAGCCGAGCCCGAGGACTGTTGCGTAGGCGAGATGGCGATGAACGGCGACCCCAACGGCATGCACGCCTTCGACTGCCCGGCCTACGAGCGGCAGAGCGAGGCGCTGGCCAAGCTAATGGACACGCGCCGCACCAAGGCCCAGCTGCCCGCGCCTGTCCCTCCAGTGGACCGGGAGGCGCTGATCGAGGCGGTCGCGGCGAACCACCTGCGCCGCTACGAGAGCCAGTACCAGGCCGACCACCTCACATGGCGCAACTTCGCCGACGACGCAGCGGAGGATGTGGACGCCCTGCTCGCCCGTGGTCTGCGCCTGCCGACCGAACTGGACGGGGCGACGCTCATCGCAGCCGAACGACGCCGGCAGGTCGAGGCCGAAAGGATGACGGCTCAGCATGACGACGCCTATCGCGAGCACCAGTTGGTGCGTGCAGCGATGTGCTACGCGTTCCCGCGAGGACTCAGGCCAATGGAACCCCGGCTGGCCGCCGGAGCGGGCGACGACCGCGGCGATCGCTATGTCCGTACGCCCGTGGGTTGGCCGTGGCACCCGGACGACTTCAAGCCCAGCGACGATGATCGCGTCCGCGAGTTGAGCAAGGCAGGTGCACTGATCGCCGCCGAGATCGACCGACTCAAGCGCGCTGACCTGCCGACACTCACCGCCGAGCAGAACGAGGAAGGGGACGGCCATGTCGCTCGCGGATGACCTCGCGTGGACCCTGGCCGACAGGATGGCGCACGGCGACGGGCCGCGACCCGGGTCACCCGAGGACACGCAGCGGACAGGCGAGTACCTGCCGGACGCCCGCGATGCCGTGGACGTCGTCCTAGCGTGGCTCATCCAGCACGCACCCGAGCAGCCGCTTGCGGTGTGGGGCACCGTGGAACTCACGGCCCTGGCCGACGAGGTGGAGCGTGGTGGACGTGCCGAGTGACCTCGACCGGGCGATCCGGGAACGGCTGGACGACGACGAAGTGCGTCGACTGGCGACGGCGATCCGGCTGCACGCCCACGACGAGGACGTCGCCGAAATCTCCATAGCCGACTCCTGGCGCGCCTTCACCCGGATCTGCATGGACGAAGCAGGGATCGAACTGACGGACACCGAGTTCCGGGCCGCATGGCGGGCGATGTGGCGGTCGGCGTTCATAGGCGGCAACTACACCCAGGACGCTCGACGTGTACTGAAGGCAGCCCGTGTGGCCGGCGAGCGAAAGGAGGGCGAGACGTGAGCGACGTGGCATGGCAGATCGAACCGCTGGGCGACTGGGGACGGAAGGTCACCAAACACCGGGCACCGCGCAGCCGGTTCACCGCTTCGTGGACCGACACGATGAGCATGCTCACCTCTGAGATCAGCAAGCTGGGCCTGCGCGGCGTGATCGCGGTCCGGGTGGACGTGCAGCGTGGCGACATCCGCCAGGACGGCAAGCTCTACGCCAGGGCGACCGCTGGCTTCCCAGGCGTCGTGGTGTCGTTTCAGTCCCGCTACGGGCCCCTGTCGTACGCCACGGACGCCTACGACTACTGGCAGGCCAACGTCCGCGCGATCGCGCTGAGCCTGCAAGCCCTGCGCGCTGTCGACCGGTACGGCGTGTCGAAGTCCGGCGAGCAGTACGTGGGCTGGCGTGCCATCGGTTCGGGTGCTCCGGCGACGTTCGCGAGCGCGGACGAGGCCATCCGGTGGCTGCGCACCGTCGTGGACGTGCCGGGCAGCGAGGGGCTGAGCACGAAGCTCCTGCTACGCACTGCGGCCTCAGCGCTCCACCCGGACCGCAACGGCGGCGACTCGTCGCTGTGGGAGCGCTACGACCAGGCCCGGCAGTTGATCCAGGCGAGCCAGCCGTGACCACCATACTTCTGCTCCGAGGTGTGCCAATCGGCCTGGCATCGTAAGCGGGTGGGCGTCAAAGACCTCCCATTCAAGCTCGCAACGAACGCTGCTCACGAGTCCGTGAGGACCTTGACGATCTACACCGAGGATGGCCGCGGCGCACACATCGAGGGCGTCAGGTTCCGGTTCGGAGGATTGGCATGACCACTCGCATCAGGCGCGGCACCGCCCGAAGGCTAGGGCTACGACTGCCGCTGTTTCACCCCGTCCGTGAAGTAGACGGCGTGCTCGTACTGAGGGCGTCGAGGAGGTGGATGTGACCACCGCAGACCGTTGCCTGCCCTGCGGATCACGTGGCCGCAGCAGGCCAGCCACGCCCGGCTACACCACGTGCGACACCTGCTCGATGGACATCCGGGACGACCTCGCCGAGATCCGGGACCGCTACGCCCGACTCGACATCCGCCCAGCGAGCCAAGCGGGGGAGGGCTCCAGTGTCCGCTCGGTGCCGCGATCCAAGAGCCCGGCCAACGACCACGTGCTGTCGATGATGGACCCGCGATCCACGACGGACGGACGCGCCTACGCCCCGCCCGCGACACTGGGTACGTGGGTGCGGATGCTGGCCGAGGACACGGGCATCGAGTACACGGACCCGAGCGTGGCCGGACTGGTGGCCTACCTGCTGAGGCTGCACGCGCACATCACCTCGCAGCCGTGGGTGGACGAGTACTCCCGGGAGCTACACGAGCTCGTGGCAGCGCTGCGGCCCGTGACGGGGGAGCCACGACCGCGTCCTATCGGCCGGTGCCCGACCGTGCTGGTGGACGAGCAGGGCCAGCCGAGCGGGCTGTGCAACACGGCGCTATTCGCTCCGATCAACGGCGATACGATTCAGTGTCGCGCCTGCTCAAGGCAGTGGCCTCGGGCAGAATGGTTGCGACTGGGGACCATTTTGGAGGCGTCATGACTGGCCACGTCCGATCAGGGCTGACCGACGACGAAGCGCAGCGGTTTGTCGACCTGATGGCGCTGGCCCACCTCGACAAGGCGCACGACCGGTGAGGCACCTGTTCAGCGCAGCGGAAGCGGAGCGCATCCTCGGCATCCCAGCGGCCACAGTGCGCTCGTGGGCTCGACGTCGTCAGGTCTGGTCCTTCGGCCTGGACGAGCGCTACCGACCGCTCTACGACCGCGCCGACCTACTGAGGATGAGGGACGCACGCGCCACGCCGGTACGCGCAGCTTGACTCGTGGGGATCAACGTGCAACGCTCCCGATCATAGTGGACTCAGTGTCACCAAAATGGTGACTCGGACGCCCGCGATCGGGCCGCCATTCTTCCGGGACTGGCGGCCTTCGTCGTGCAGGGAGGTGGCCGTGACCCTGTTCCCGGCGATCCTGCTGCCCCTCGCGGTCCTGCTGGGCATGCTCGGCGCACTGGTGGGCGGCAACGCCGGTCGGGTCCTCCTCATCGCGGCGGCCATCCTGGCTGGCGTGGACCTCGTGCTCGTGCTGCTCGGCCGATGACCCGACGCCGTCCGAGACCTGCCGCCGTGGTCGTCCTCCTGACCGCCTGCATCCTCGTCCTGGCCTCTCTGCTTCTCGCCCGACACTCGTGGTCCGTCTCGCTCGGACTGCTCGCTGGCGGCCTGGTGCTGGGCATCGTGGCCGACCGACTCGACGCTGGGGGAGAGTGAGCGATGCCAACGACCTACGAGGGCCGCGAGGACCAGCACGACCTCGGCACCGGCCACTCCTTCGTGTGGCTCCAGAACTCGGCGGGCCAGACCGTCGGGCTGATCGAGCACCACCCGAAGGGACCCGACGCGCTGCCCGGCGCGCTGTATTGCGGCGGCTACGTCGCCTGGGTGCCGGAGGCCGAGCAGGCTGTGCCCACGGCGTGGAAGGCGAACCATCATCTCGTGGCCGGTGGACCCGGCGACGAGGAGCACCTGACACTCTCGCCGAGCCTGGCGTGCCGTCACTGCCCGAGCCACGGCTTCATCCGCGACGGACGATGGGTGGACGCATGAGACTGCGCGTCAACCCGCAGACGGGCCAACTCGCCCAGCGGATGTTCAGCGGCGACTGGGTGACCATCGTTTGGATCGACGGCATCGGCTACGAGGTGCACGTCCTGATCCCCGAGCAGATTACCGACTGGCCCGAGGTCGGCCTCGCGCCCGCGCCTCCGCAGCCCGAGTTCCACTTCGCCACCGCGTGCGTCACCTGCGATCCGCACGGTCTGCTGACCAACGTGCACGAGCGGGACCTGCGCCACGACGCCCACGACCCGGACCACGACGCCCAGCGCTGGGCGGTGCGCATCGAGCACCCGGACCCGGACGCCGCACGCAGCAGCGTCTACCTGGCGGGTGACGAGGTGGCCTTCCACGGCAGCGTGGAGGGCGAGGCAGCGGCCGATGTGGACGCCACCGTGTGGGAGTCGGCCCGGATGCCCGGCGAGGACGGCGAGCCGGTGGCGGGCTATGTGGTGGGTGTCGGCGAGCGTGGCATGTGGGTTCCGGCCACGGCGCTCGTGCGGCGCTGACGCCCCGTCGGGCTTGCACCACACTCGGCCGCCGTCCACTTGCGGTTGCTGCCGGGATTCGAACCCGGATCGTCCGGCACTTGCGAGGCGCGTACCTACCGCCTGCGGCGACCCGCTGACGGCTGGACCGGACATGCTGCCGACACCAGCATACCGCGAACGCACTGCACGCTGCGTGATCGAACGTAGATCGAACTTGCCCGGGATCACCGGGGTAACACTCGCACTTGCAAATCCTGAACAACACAGAGTGACCTGACTGACTGGGGAGTCGGCATGCGCATCATCAACTTCATCCGCCGACTGTTCCGCCGCACGCCTGCCGACGTCGGCCAGTGGCAGGTCGTTGCCGACGACGCGATCCGGCCCGTGTCGTTCGACTTCCACGGCTGCAACCACGAGAGCGTCGAGACTGCGTTGGGCCACGTCCAGACCGGTCACGCTTCGCCATCCAGTGCTTACCGAGCCCTGCGGACTGGCAGTGGCTGGTATGCGGATTGGAGCCTCGCGGAGCAGGTGGCGGCCGGCAAACGCCACATGCAGCGCTACTACGACCGCCTGCAGCAGCCACCACACCCCGGCGAATGGAGCCCTGGCGGACCGATGCAGCCGGGCGACTACGCACGCGGCGGCCTCGTGCACGGACCTGGCACGGAGACGGGCGACGACTCGATCCCTGCCTTCCTGTCTCATGGTGGCCCGATCACCGACCCGGACCACGCCGAAGCGCTCGGCCTGACAGTCGAGGCTCGGCGGCTGCGCGAGCAGGGCGACCGCTGATGGCCAAGCCCCGCATCTTCAAGGCCGACGACGGCTGGTCGGTCGAGCTGCCCGCGTTCGGCTTCGCGGCCAAGCCCATCGTCAAGCCTGGCTTCCCGAGCCGCGAGCGCGCGGGTGAGTGGCTGGCCAAGCAGGGCGCGTGCGGCTCGGCCTCGCAGCTCGCCGAGCGCGCTTCGGTGATCCGGTCGCGGTACTCGGACATGAACGTGCCGATGGTGATCCGGTGACCGACCATTACGGCACGGCCGCCCTCCGGCGCCACGACGACGGCACGATCACCGTCGAACGCGCCGACGACGTGATCCTCGTGTCCACCGACCTGCTCGCCGAGACCGGCCACTACGTGGACGGCGTGCTCAAGCTGGACACCGCAGGCGAGTACCGCTACCGCAGGCTCCGTGCGCACGACCAGCACGCCGACGTCTTCGAGCGCATCCGATGAGCGGCCACGTCGTGTACCGCCCCGAGCGGCCCAGCGACCATATCTGCACGCCACCCGATGGCGGCTCGGACACCTTGCCGGTCGGCGCTGACCGCGACTACCCGGCAGGCACCGTCTGGCGGTGCGACTGCGACCGCACGTGGGTGTCACGCGGCGCGGTCCGGCGCAGCCTTCCGAACGGCCACTCTGTCCACTCACTGGAGTGGAAGCGTGAGAGCCGCAGGGCACGGCGCAAGCGGGAGCGGCAGGGCGCCACGCCCGAGCAGGTGTGGCCCGACGACTACCCGGGCATCGAGATCGAGCGAGCCAACCGGATGCCGCTGTTGGTGCGTGGCGGCCGAGATGGATGGCCTGAGGCTTCGCTGTCGCCCTTCCTGCTAGAGCCATGGCAGGTCGAGCCGCTCCACGATCCGGACAGCGGCGAACTACTGGCCTACTCCTGCGACCCGCGCCTACCGTGTCCCGCAACCCAGCCACCTCAGCCGGCAGAGTAGGAGGCGAGAGCACGTGATCAACACCGACGCTCCGGTCCACGCAGCCTTCGATCTGGCGGACGTGGCCGGACTGGACCTGAGCGACGACCAGGGGGAGTGCCTCGCCGCCATGCTCGCGGTGCGCGAGGACAACAGGTGGGCTACGTCCGACGTGGCCGTCGCGCTAGGCCGGGACGCCGAGCAGGTCCTGACCGTCCGGGCGCTCGCTGGGCTACTGCTGTTCGATGAGCGCATCCTGTGGACGGCGTACAGGCCCATCACCTACCGCTGCGCCTTCGACCACTTCACTCACCTGCTGCACCGCATCGGCGATGCAGGCCATGCTCCAGCCGACCTGACGGCGTGCAGAGGCAACGGCCGCGAACGGGTCTATCGGACCAGCACGGCGGCTGAGGTCAGGTTCACTGGCCACAGGGCCAACCACCGAGGGATGACCTGCGACACGCTGATCGTCCAGGAGTCGGACCACTGGACGCACGAGCAGCAGGCGCAGCTCATGCCGGTCATGGCCTCGGTGAGCAACCCGCAGTTGGTCCGCGCCTGACCATGTCCCGCACGGCGGCTACGGCAGCCGGTCGGACAGGCCGAGCCTGGCGTGAGGTCAGTGCCCGCGTCTACCGCGAGGAGACACACTGCTGGCTGTGTGGTCACTGGGTGGACCCGAGCCTGCACCCCAAGGACCGGATGGCACGGACTGCTGACCACCTGATCCAGCTCCAGCACGGCGGACATCCGACCAGGCGTGAGGGACTGCGCCTCGCCCACTGCGCCTGCAACACCGCCCGCTCCAACCGCCTGCGCGGCCTGCCAGTCGAACGCTGCGCCTGCTCCCTCGGCCTGCCGTGCTCGGTGCTCAACCCTGAGGCCAAGCGCGGCTACGTGGCGCTGAGCCTCGACTTGCTGTGATCATGGCTGAGATGGCCGCTGAGCGTGCCGAGACCAGCACGTAGCTTGCTAGCCGTCAGGCTGCCACCGTGCCGCTACGCCCGACTCAGCGCCAGCAGGAAGCACGATGCGTGATCCACATACGTGACCGAGCCTGAGACATGCTGGTTAGGTCGAGATGCGTGCAATCGGACATAGCGTACACAGACGACATGGGTCGAACCGGACATACAGATTCGGACATATCAGGAACCGACCTAATCGGACATGTCCGACATGGGGGGGTATGTCCTGATCGAGAACGATCAACGTCGTTGACCTCGCTCCCACGGCGCCCTTTTTCTCCCCCCGATGCGTCCTCGGAGGTTCGTGATGGCCTCGACGGACGCCGAGCGTGCTCGCCGGCATCGGCGTCACAAAGCTGGTGATCACTCGCTTTGCACGCCTGGTCGGTGCCACGCCGTCACGGACGGCGCCGTGACGTTGCCCGTGACGGCGTCACGGCCGTCGCAGGTGGAACTGGGTGAGGCAGGCCAGCGGTACTGGGATGCGGTCACCGCGCTCGGGCCGGTGCGGGTGACGCAAGCGCCTCTGCTGGTGCAGGCGTGTCGGATTATCGACCGGCTGGAAATGCTGGACCGGCAGTTGCACGGCCAGGACTGGTTGCGTTTCCGCCACGACGAGTCGGGCGCCGAGGTCACGGTCTACGTGGACCGGGTGCTGTCAGAGGAGCGGGAGCAGGCGGTCGCGCTGAAGGGGATCGTGGCCGACCTCGATCGCGTCATGGGGAAGGCGCCGGCGCCGGAGAAGAAGGGCGGTGGCGTCCTTGCTGACCTCGCCGCCCGGCGTGCTGCTCGGGGCCCGCTACCCGCGAGTTGATGTCCGACCGTCGATCATCACAGGCTCGTACGGCTATCTCTCCGTCGACCTGATGGCCGCGGCCGGTAAGCCGCTGGAGCCGTGGCAGGGCGACGGCATGGAACTGATGCTGTCCACGCGTGCCGATACGAAGTGGGCCTGCTACGAGTACGCGGAGTGGGTGGCCCGCCAGAACGGCAAGGGCGGCCTCGGCGAGGCCAGAGTCCTGACCGGGCTGTTCGTGTTGGACGAGGAACTGCTGCTGTGGTCGGCGCACGAGTACAAGACGGCTATGGAGGCGTTCCGGCGGGTCCGGACGTTGATCCGGGCGCTCGGCAAGCCGATCAGCGAGACCATGGTGGATCTGGGCGACGGCGTCCTGGTGAAGATCTCGAACACCAACGGTGAAGAAGGCTTCGAACGCCTCGACACCGGCCAGCGGCTGAAGTTCATCGCCCGGTCCAAGGGGTCCGGCCGAGGCTTCTCCGGTGACGTGAACGTCATCGACGAGGCGTTCGCCTACACGACCGACCAGCAGGACGCCCTGATGCCGACGCTGATCGCCCGTCCGAACGCACAGATCGTGTACCTGTCCTCGCCGCCGCTCACCGGCGACACGGGCGCCGTGATGTACGCGCTCAAGGAGAGGGCCGAGTCCGGCGGGGATGACTCGCTGGGCTACCGCGACTGGGGCCTGGACGGGCACCTGGATGACCTGGCGAAGGTCGACCTGGACGACCGGCGACTGTGGGCACAGTCCAATCCGGCCTTGGGTCTCGGACGGGTCACCGTGGAGACGATCGAGCGGATGCGCCGGTCGATGACCGCGAACGGCGGTGCAGGTTTCGCCCGCGAGGTGCTCGGGCTGTGGCCTAAGCGCCGTGAAGGCGGAGGCGCGATCGACATGGCGCAGTGGGCGAAGCTCCTGGACGGCCTGTCGAAGCGGGACGGCTTCCTGGCGCTGGGCGTGGACATCTCGCCTCAGCGCGACTACGCGGCGATCGGCATGTTCGGTCCCCGCGAGGATGGCCTGGGCCACTGGCAGATCATCGACTACCGGCCGGGCACGAACTGGCTAGTCGACCGGATCGTGGACCTGCGCGAAGGACTCGATCCGGTCGGCATCGGCATGGGCCGGGCGACGGGTGCGTCCCTAGCGGTCGAGCTGGCGAAGGTGGGCATCACGCCGCCGGAGGAGTCCGAGCAACCGGCTCGCGGTGACCTGCTCGTCACCTCGGCCTCGCAGATGACCGCCGCAACTGGCCAGGCGCTGGATGCGATCCGGCAGGGCGCCGTCCGTCACATCGGACAGCCCGAGCTAGATGCCGCGGTCGCCGGGGCGAAGACACGCGAGACGGGCGACACGGTCGCCTGGTCCCGCAAGGACGCAGATGCCGACATCAGCCCGCTGGTGGCGATCAGCATCGCGCGCCTCACCTACCAATCCTGGGCCCATCTGGTCGACAACGTCGAGGAGGTCGAACCGTGGGCCGTGTTCGTCTGAACGCTCACCTGGCGGCACGCCTGGTGGTGCTCGGCGGCGGCTGCGCGGTGATCGCGGGCGTCTACCTGCTGTGGAGTCTGGCCATCGCCTTGATGGTCGGCGGGGTCTCGGCGGTGGCGGTCGGACTGCTGCTGATCGACGTGGATGCGAAGCGGAGGCCGGCACGTGGCTAGCCTGCTGCGCTCCATGCGTGAACGGTCGATCACCACGCTGGACGACTACGCCGCCGCGCTGAACGAGCTCATCTACAACGGCAACGTCTACGGCTTCGGCGGCATCCAGCAGACCGGGACACAGGGTCAGGCTGTCGAGCGGATCGGCAACGACCTGCAGGGCTTCGCCACGTCGGCGTACGCCGCGAACGGCATCGTGTTCGCCGTCATGGCTGTGCGCATGGCGGTGTTCTCGGCGATCCGCTTCCAGTGGCAGCAGATGTCAGGTGGCCGGCCATCCACAATGTTCGGCCGACCCGATTTGGCGCGGCTGGAGAAGCCCTGGGTTGGTGGTACCACGCAGGGCCTGCTCACCCGGATGATCCAGGACGCCGACCTGGCCGGGAACAGCTACTGGGTGAACGACGGCGACGAGCTGGTGCGGATGCGCCCGGACTGGGTTCAGATCGTGCTGGAGAAGCGCATGATGGCGACCGGCCAGGTCGGCTGGAAGCGGCTGGGCTACGCCTACTTCGAGGGCGGAATGGGTGGCACCTCGGAGCCGGCAGTGTTCCTGCCGCAGGAGATCATCCACTTCGCCCCGACGCCGGATCCGCTCGCGACCTACCGGGGGATGTCGTGGCTGACTCCGGTGCTGCGCGAGATCACCAACGACAAGGCGATGAACCGGCATAAGAGCAAGTTCTTCGAGAACGGCGCGACCCCGAACTTGGTGGCATCGCTGGACAAGTCGATTCCGATGGACAAGTTCATGACCTTCGCCGAGAAGATGAACGCGAAGACGAAGGGCGTCGAGAACGCCTACAAGACCCTGTACCTCGGTGGCGGCGCTGACGTGAAGGTCATCGGCTCGGACTTCCAGCAGATGGACTTCAAGGTCGTGCAGGGTCATGGCGAGACGCGGATCGCTGCGGCGGGCGGTGTGCCGCCTGTCATCGTCGGCCTGTCCGAGGGCCTGGAAGCGGCTACCTACTCGAACTACGCACAGGCCCGCCGGCGGTTCGCCGACGGCACCATGCACCCGCTGTGGCAGGACGCGGCCGGTTCGATCGCGACGGTGATGCCGAGCGCACCGACCGGTGTGCGGCTGTGGTACGACGCGCGCGATGTCCCGTTCCTTCGCGAGGACAAGGCCGACGAGGCCAACATCCAGAACAAGCAGGCCAGCACCATCAAGATGCTGATCGACGCCGGATACAAACCGGCGACGGTGAGCGCAGCGGTGGATGCGAACGACTGGAGCCTGCTGGAGCACACCGGACTGTTCAGTGTCCAGTTGCGGCCAGCGGGAGCAGATGACCCGGCGGCGACCGATACAACAGGGCTGAAAGCGTCCGAAAAGGAGGACGGCCAGTGAACGGCACTCTGCTGCAGCGGTCGGTCCCATTCAAGCTCCGCGACGACACCCAGGAGTCCGGCGACGGGCTCACCCTCGACGGCTATGCCGCGGTGTGGAACACGCCCACGCTGATCGACTCCTGGGAGGGATGTTTCTACGAGTCGATCCGGCAGGGCGCGTTCAAGAAGACTCTGCGCGAGACCACGCCCGTCATGCAGTTCGACCACGGACACCACCCACTGATCGGGTCCATCCCGATCGGCGTGTACTCCGATCTGTCCGAGGACGATCAGGGCCTGCACGTCGTTGGCCGACTGTCGGACAACTGGCTGATTGAGCCGGTCCGCAGTGCCATCGCTGACGGCTCCGTGGACGGCATGTCGTTCCGGTTCATGGTGGTCCGCGATCTGTGGACCGACAACGCGGGCAAGCAGATCAGCCCGGCCGACCTGGACATGCTCCTGTGGAACCCCGGCGACCGAGGTCCGCTCAACCGCGAACTGGTCGAGGTGAAGTGCCCCGAGGCGGGCCCCGTGGTGTTCCCCGCCTACGCCGAGACCTCGGTCGGTGTCAGGGCCCGCTCGGTGGCCGCCCTGATCGAGCGCGATGACGACATGCGCCGCCAGGTGCGCGCAACCCTCGTGCGCCACACAAGCCCCGAGGTCGCCGACCTCGACAACCCGAACCTGCGCCGCGAGGTAGCACGCGCGCTGCTGTTCGGCACCCAGACCACGGACGCGCCGCTCGACGAGCACCCGTCCGGCACCACTGAAGACACGTCCGAGGACGCGCCGTCCCGCGAGGGGCACCCGGCCGAGGACACCACGATCGACGCGCCGCCCGGTGATGGGCACCCGTCGGGATCAGCCACCCCGTCAGCCGCACCCCTTCGTGAGCAGATCCGCGAGATCAGCGCGCTCATGAAGGAACGGCTCGAAACCATTACCGGAGCCTGAAATGGAACTCTCGCACCCGCAGGCGGTACTGCGCCTGCAGGACATCTCGGCCGAGCTGGAACGGCTCGGCGAGAAGACCGACCTGACCGCCGACGACGAGCGCAACTTCGACGAACTCACCCGCGAGTTCGCCGACGTCGACAGCCACCGCCGCCAGTTGGAGCGCAAGTCCGCGCTGGAGCGGGTCCGTGCCGCGACCACGGCGACCGAGCGCAAGCCCGCCTCCACGAAGATCGAGTCCGGCGCCTACAACCGGGACGACTACGACACCGACCCGATCCTGCACCCGGATTCGGTCGCCGACAAGCGGTTCCGCAACCCGTGGGACCTCTCCGAGGTGCGGACCTTCGACCGCTCCAAGGAGCAGGTCGGCGAGGAACTGCGCGCCCGCGCCCTTTCGGCGATCGAGAAGATGTCCGGCGCGAACGACAAGGTCCGCGCCGCGGCGAACGACATCATCGAGCGCTTCGACGGGAAGGAATCCCCGCTGTCGAAGATGGTCCTGGCCACGTCCTCGCCGGAGTACCTGCGCGCGTGGAGCAAGCTGGCCATGGGTCGCGGCAACCTGATGTCTCCGGAGGAGCAGCGCGCCGTCGAACGTGCGATGTCGCTGACCGACTCGGCTGGTGGCTACCTGGTCCCGTTCCAGTTGGACCCGACGGTCATCATCACCGCCAACGGCTCGCTCAACGAGATTCGGCAGGCCGCACGCTCTGTCGTCGCGACCGGCGATGTGTGGAACGGTGTTTCGGCAGGCGAGGTCACGTGGGCCTTCCAGGCTGAGGCCACGGAAGCGACCGACGGTTCGCCGACGTTCGCTGGCCCGGCCATTCCGAACTACAAGATGGACGGCTTCGTGCCGATCTCCATCGAGGCACTGCAGGACGAGGCGAACGTCACCACGGCGGTCGCGGAACTGCTGGCCTTCGGTCGGGATGACCTGGAAGCCGTGAAGCTGGTCAACGGCACGGGTACGGGCGAGCCGACCGGCATCGTCACCGCGCTGACCGGTACCGCCTCGGAACTGACCCAGGGCACCGCGGCCATGCCGCTCACCTCGGTCTACGGGCTGGACAACGGGCTGCCGGCCCGCTACCGGCGACGTGCGTCCTGGCTGGCACAGCGGTCCATCTACAACGTGGTCCGCCAGTTCGACACCGCGGGCGGTGCCGGCCTGTGGGTCCAGCTGCAGCAGGACACCCCGCCGCAGCTGATCGGCCGGGCCGCGTATGAGGCCGAGGCCATGGTGGGCACCATCACCACCGGTTCGCGGAACCTCATCTACGGGGACTTCTCCAACTACGTCATCACCGACCGCATCGGCATGACGGTGGAGTTCATCCCTCACCTGGTGGGCACGAACCGGCGCCCGACCGGTCAGCGCGGCTGGTACGCCTACTGCCGCATCGGTGCCGACTCGGTGAACGACGGCGCCTTCCGCATGAACAAGGTCGGCTGACACAACCACGGAACACACGTCAAGCCAGGCGACATCGCGTGCGTCGCCTGGCTTGACGTGCCCGACAGGGAGGACGGCGCGACCATGCGCACCAGCATCTACCACAAGTCCAGGTCGGTGGTCGCGCTCACGTCGGCCGCCCGCAACAACACCGGAACCCCGTTCGCGGGCGCCACGGTCGACCGTTACCAGGCGGGCGTGGTCGAGTACCGCACGCTGATGTTCGTCATCAGCACGGCGACCGTGACCGATGGCTCACACGTCTTCACTGTCCAGGACTCGGACGACGGCACCTCCTGGGGTACGCCGAACGCGGGCGACGTGCAGGGCACCGCACCGACCATCACCTCCACCAACAGCAACGCTGTGTTCGACGTCGGCTACAACGGCGCGAAGCGGTACGCCCGCCTGCAGGTGGCCGTCTCGGGTGCCACCACGGGTGGCGTCTACTCCGCAGCGGCAGTGCTGTACGGAACCCGAAGGGACCGGTGATCACTGTGGCTGACGTGAAGCGCTGCAAGACGCCGTTCGCCACGACCATCGACGGCATGATCCGGGTCGTCAGTGCTGGCCAGATCGTCTCCACCTCGGACCCGGCCTACACCAAGGGCACGGCGGAGCACTTCGAGGATGTCGACGTGTACGTCGCCGGCCAGGAGAGCAAGCGCCGCCAGGCTGCCGGCGTCGAGGAGGCCACCTCTGTGCCGGGCGAGAAGCGCTCGGTACGCGGCGGCAGCCGAGGCAAGGCCGGCGATGCCGTGCCTGACGCGGATAGCGGCGACCCTCCAGCTGCGGACTCGAAGGACACCAGCAAGCCCTGACCGAGGCCAACCCGGCACGCCCCACTCCACTTCATCTGGACCAGAGGGGGCGAACAGTGGCTGTCGACCTTGGCGACCTCTACCGGCTGTCCTTCACACTGAACGATCCTGACGGGACGCCGGTCAGCGCCGATGTGATGACGCTGACCATCACGCTGCCCGACCAGACCGTGACCACGGTGACGCCGGTCGATCCGATCTCGCCCGGCGTCTACCAGTACGACTACCTCACGGTCCAGTCCGGACTGCATGTCGCGCGCTGGGTCGGAACCGGCACAAACCCTGGTGCCGACGCGAGTGTCTTCGATGTCGCCTCGACGGACCCGCCGTACCTGATCTCGCTGGCCGCAGCCAAGAAGCAGCTCAACATCACCGACGCGTCGGCGGATGACGAACTGCGGCTGTACGTCGAGTCCGCGACCTACGTGGTCGAGGATCTGACGGGCGAGGTCGCCGTGCGCCGGACCATCACCGAAACCAACGAGATCGCCGCCGGCACGCTGGTGCTCAAGCGGTCGCCCGTCGTGTCGCTCACCTCTCTGGCGAGCATCGACGGGCTACGCACCTGGGATGTGTCGCAACTGCACCCATCCCAGGCGGGTGTTGTGCACATCCGCCCGTGGCTCGGTCGGTGGGAGCGGCACGTGACGGCGACCTACGTGGCGGGCCCGGCTGTCATCGCGGCCAATGTGCAACTCGCCGCCAGCATCATCATCGAGCACCTGTGGCAGACCAAGCGCGGCTCTCGGGGTGCGGCGCTGCCCGGTGGCCTTGAGGACACGATGATGCCGCGCGGCCTCGGGTTCGCTGTGCCGAACCGCGCGATCGAGCTGCTCGGGCTCGGCATGCCGGGCGTCTTCTGATGGCCACCTCGCGGATCCCGGCGACCATCAATGCCGTCGTGACGACACTGCGCAACGCGGGCTTGAAGGTGTGGGACGGCCCGGTCATCACGGGCGACTACGGGGATGCCGTCTACATCGGCTACGACGGCAACCCGGAAGGCGAGTTCCAGTCGGCCAGCGGCACGCAGTCCTGGGCAGGGCTGGGCGCCAAGCGGCGCAACGAGCGGTTCACCATCTTCTGCGCCGTCGTGGCCCTGGTGGGCGACAGCGGCGACGTCCAGGGAAGTCGCGAGAACGCCTACAGCCTGCTGGCCGGCGTTGAGGACGCGCTGCGCGCGGACCCGTCGCTCGGCCAGCCGCCCCCGTTTGTCGCTGCGATGAACAGCAACGACCTGTTCCTGGAGCAAGGCGATGCCGGCCTGCAGAGCCGGATCGTGTTCACCATCGATATCGAAATCGCCCGCGTGTAGGGAGCAAGGAATGCCCGACTTCGTCAACCTCGGCCCCGCGGTCGACGTGTACCGGCCCGCTGGCGAGGCGGATTCGCTGCACGTCAAGGCCGGCCAGACCATCACCGTCCCCGGCGAGATCACCGCCGAACTCGACGACGCCTACATCGTCGGCGAGGGCGACGACGCGCGTTCGTGGGCGAAGGTCCGGTGGCAGTTGAAGGCCGCGCCCGCCAAGTCATCCAGCAGGAAGTCCGACAGCACGTCGGCCGACACGAGCTCCGCGGCCGCGGGTTCGAGTGAGGGGACGAACTGATGCCCACCGGTACGGGCCTCGATGCCCAACTGATGTTCGCTCCCGAGACCACGTGGAGCACGGCGGTCACCGCGACGCATTCGCTGGAGTTTGACTCCGAGTCGCTGTCGTTCGACCCGACGTTCTTGGAGCCGACCGGTCTGCGTGTCGGCACCAAGTTCAAGCGGGCCAGCCGAGTCCGGGTGTCCCGCAAGTCCGTGTCCGGCGACCTGACGTTCGAGCACGCGACCAAGGGCATGGGCCTGTGGTGGAAGCACGCCCTGGGCGCGACCATCACGACGCCGACGCAGATCGCCACCAGCGGCGCGTTCAAGCAGATCCACACGCCGGGCGGCCTGTTCGGCCTGGGTATGACCGTCCAGGTGGGACGCCCGCAGCCCAGTGATGGCGTGGTCAAGCCGTTCACCTATTCGGGCTGCAAGGTGACCGGCTGGGAGTTCGACTGCAAGGACAACGCGGTCCCGACCTTCAAGGTCACGGTCGACGGCAAGCAGGAGGACACCACTGTCGCCCTGGCCACGCCCGCATTCCTGACCGGATCGTCGGTGTTCGACTTCTCCCAGACCACGCTGAAGCTCGGCGGCACCCCGACCACGGCCAGCGGCGAGACCACCATCAGCGGTGGTGTCACCGTATCGACGATCATCACAGAGTTCACGCTGACCGGTGCGAGCCCGCTGGCCACCGACCGCTTCGGCCTCGGCAACGCGGGCCTCAAGGCACAGCAACTGGAGAACGACAGCCCCACGATCACCGGCAAGCTCACCGCCGAGTTCAACAAGGCCGAGCTGTACGACCTCTTGACGAACAACACCACGACTGCCCTGCAATTGGACTTCACGGGCGCTGGCGTGGGTACAGGCTCGGACCACTACCTGCTGTCCTTCATCATCCCGGCACTGAAGCTGAAGACCGCGCCGCCGAACGTGAGTGGCCCGGACATCGTGCAGATGTCGACCACCTTCGAGTGCTACAGCAACGAGATCGACCCGGTGCTGCAGGTGAAGCTGGTCTCGGACGAAGCCACTCTCTGATGGTCGACGCGGAGATCCGGCTGTCCTCTGGCCAGGCGGGCGCGCAGTTCCGCGCGCTGTCGAAGAAGCTTCGACAGACCGGGCAGACGGATCTCCGCAGGAACCTCGTCAAGGCCATCCGGGAGGCCGGAAAGCCAGTCGTGCAGGCAACGCAGGATGCGGTGCGCACCATCCCGATCACCTCGGAGGGCACGGGAGCCTTCGCTGGCGACTTCCGTGTGCCGACGAACAGCCGCGGTGGCGGCCAAAAGCAGCGGCGCGAGCACAAGGCGTCCAAGGCTCGCACCGAGAATGCCCGGCAGCGGGCGCTGAAGCGCGGCGGCAGTCTCCGCGAGGCGGCGGCCCGCACGGTGAAGCTGAAGGTCACCACGCGCGGCATCCAGATCATCTCCGACTCGAAGGCCATGCCGCAGAAGCAGCAGACGCTGCCGAAGCGGTTGGACTCGCCGAAGGGATGGCGCCACCCGGTGTTCGGCAACCGCGAGGTGTGGGTGACCGAGAAGGGCAAGCCGTGGTTCGGCGCCACCATCCAGAAGTACGCGCCTGACTTCCGCGCGGCCGTTGTGGACGCGATGGAACTCACTCGGGACGCGATCGAGAAGTAGTAGGAACTGGGGACAGATGAGCGACTTCGAGTTCGAGTACGAGGGCAAGCAGTACGCCTTCGACCTCGAGGACATCACCTTCGAGCAGGCCATGACCATCCAGAAGGAAGTCGACCTGACGCTGGGCGAGTTCTTCGAGATGGCCAACGGCGGCGGCCGGCGCGGCGATGCGCGCTTCATCCATACCATGCTGTGGCTGGGCAAGCAGGGTGCAGGTGAAGCATGCCGATTCGCGGACCTCAAGTCGATGAGCCCGTTCAAGGTGGCCCAGCAGAGCAAGCAGCAGCCCGCTGAGCCAGCCAAGGACAGCACCGCGCCATCGCGGAAGGCAGCGGACCCTACTTCGAGCGGTGGGCGGACCCGAAAGGCGCGTACTACCGCTACCTCATCCCGTTCGGCGTCAACTTCTCGCTGAGACCTGCGGACATCAAGCGCCTCACGATCTTCGAGTTCATCCACTACGCCGACGCGATCGACAAGGCCAGGGGGTGAGTCGTGGCGACTGACCTGACCTTCAACATCGCAGCGTTGGACAGGGCCAGCGCCACATTCGTCAACCTGGCCGGCAAGGTAGACCTGATCGGGCAGCGCCTGGACTCGCTGGACCACAAGCGGGCCAACCCCAAGGTCGACCTCGACACCTCGAACTTCGACCGCAAGATCGCCACGTCCCAGAAGGGTATCGACGCCTTCTCCCAGACGGGCCAGGCGAAGCTGATCGCGCTCGGCGGCGCTCTCGCCGCTGGCGCCGTGTCGGGTGGCGCGCTCCTCGCGATCCCCGTGGCCATCGCTGCTATCGGGATCGCTGCGGAGAAGAGCAACCCACAGGTAGTCGCGTCCTTCACCGACCTGAAGCAGTCGGCCAAGGAGACCGCCGAGGAGGGCTTCCTCCCGCTGGTCCCCGCCCTGGTCGGGTTCGCGAGCCAGGCGAAGACGTCGCTCGGGGAGATCAAGCCGGAACTGGAAGCCGGATCGGCCGCTGCCGCCCCGCTCGTGTCCATCCTGGGCACGGACCTGCTCAAGGCCACGCAGCAGGGTGTCGGCGGCAGCATCTCGATCATTGGCAGCCTGCGCCCTGTGGTTCAGGCTGCTGGCGACGACCTCGTGAAGATCGAGCAGGGAACGGTCGGCCTGCTCAAGAATCTGGACACGGGCGAGGCCGCACAGGGACTCTCGATCCTGGGCGATGACCTTGCGGCGCTTCTGCCGGAGGTCGGCCAACTGGTGTCGGAGGTCGTCCCGCTCGGCAACGCCCTACTCGGCGTTGCGGGACCAGCGATGAAGTCCACAGCGGACGCAGCTGAGGAATTGACGCCAGCCCTGAATGCCGTGGCGTCTGTCGTGTCCTTCCTGGGCCCCGACATCACCGCGTTCGCTCCGCCGATTGCCGCAGCTGCGGTAGCCACGAGACTGCTCACGGGAAGCTGGACGGACTTCGGTGGCGCGGCGAGCAGGATCAAGCCGCTGTTCACCGACTTCTCGGGCACGATGGACTCGCTCGGCCAGAAGATCGGCATCACATCGGCCGCCACCAACAAGGCCACCGCCGAGCAAGCCGCCGAGGCGTCCGTGGCTGCGGAACTGGCGAAGGCCGAGTCCGATGTGGCAGTCGCAGAGGCCGAGCAGGCGTTCGCGGCCGAGAAATCTGAGAAGAACGCCATAGCCCTTGTCGCCGCGCAGGAAGCGCAAGCTGCCGCTGCCGCCAATGCGGCTAAGGCCGAGGCCACGCTCGCAGCCACCAGCGAGGAGGCGTCGTTCGCCTTCGGCCCGCTGGGCATTGCGCTGGGCGCCGCAGCACTCCTGACGTTGCCGTTCATCACGAACTCCAACAAAGCGAGCGCAGCGACCCAGGACCTGACCAGCGACTTGGTCCAGCTGGCGCAGGCCGCTCCCGGCGCTGCCGCAGGCGTGCTGGACAACAACAAGCAGCTTCAGGACTTGATCAACAATGCTAAGGGCAGCGGCGTCAACGTCACGGCGATGCTGAAGGCAATCCAAGGCGGCGCGGGCCCACTGAAGGAGTTCGCCGACGACACGAAGAAGGCGGCTGACAGCCTCGGAAATACGAAGATCGGATTTAGGAGTGGATCAGACAATATCTTTCACCAGAGCAGCCTGGCTGCCGGACAAGTAGTAGAAACCCTCAAGCAGTTGGCCGACGAGACCAGCAATGGTACAAGGGACATCAACCTGCTCGACCCCGCACTGAGGAAGCAGGTAACCAACTACAACAACCTGAATAGCGTGGTCGGCCAACTGAATACCACGCAGGGCGATCTGAGCACGCAGCAGTCGGCAGTCAACGCTGTCACGACCCAGTCGAATACCACGCAGCAACAGGCTGCGGGTATTGCCAGCGTCCTCGGCATCAGCATCGGTGAGGCGACGGCCGCCTACAACGGACTCGCCACTGGTCAGACATTCGCGATGTCCGCGACGCAGCAGTCGAGTGACGCGATCCTCGGTCAGGTGCTCGCGGTGCACACGGCAAATAGCACGGTGTCCGACTACTTCAAGCAGGCCGACCAGCAGCTTGCCCAGGCGAAGACCGCAGTCGCGGACGCCAGCCAGTCGTACAGGCAGTCGATCACGGCGGTAGCTGACGCGCAGCACTCGTATACCCAGTCGGTCCAGGCCGTAGCAGACGCCCAACACTCGGAAGCCCAGGCGCAGCAGGCAGTTGTCACGGCCCAGCAGGGTGTCGTGACCGCGCAGCGAGCGGTGACCGATGCTGTCCAGAGTGAGACGTCGGCACAGGCCAATGTCACCAAGGCGATCGACGCGAAGAGGCAGGCGCAGCTCAGCCTAACCGCCGCCGAGGCGGCGGCGACGGAGCAGCTGAAGCAACTGCACCTCCAGCTGGCCGACCAGGTCACTTCGGAGCAATCAGCCCGAGTGAGCCTCTTCGACGCGCAGACCGCTGGCGCAGCGCTAGGAGTCAACGCGGGCAACGCTCAGCAGATCGCAAACCAGAAGGTCACCTCGTCCAATGAGGACCGGGTCAAGGCCGCCATCGCGCTCCTGCAGGCCGAGAACAGCCTGAACGACACCTTGAACACCGGGACCAACCTGCGCAACCAGGTGACAGCGGCAGACAAGGCCGGGGTCGCCGGGTCTTCTCAGGTGATCCAGGCTGAGCAGCAGATCGCCAGCGCCCAGCAGCAGGTCGTCTCCGCCGAGCAGGCGCTGCTCAAGGCGCACCAGGCAGTGGCGGATGCACGCGCCGGCGTGGTCAAGGCCGAGCAGGGTGTTTCAGACGCGCTCTACAACGAGCAGAAGGCGCACCAGGCAGTCACGGACGCCGAGTACAACGAGGGCAAGGCCCGCGACGCGATCAAGACTGCCGAGGATAACGAGGCCAAGGCGCTCGCTGGCGTGTCCTCCGCGCAAACCGCATTGACGACGGCGCGGGACAACGCGTCGCACTCGATGGATATCAACACCGCGGCGGGCGCCCGGAACTTCGGGATGCTCAAGCAGATCGCTGACCAGCTGTTCGCGAACGAGGCGCCACAGCAGGCACAGAACGACCTCATCAAGGACACAGCGACGCTGTTCGGCATCTCGAACGGCAAGGCGCGCACGCTGTTGACGAGCCTCGGCTTGCTCACGAAGAAGCCGTTCAAGTTCAACATCACCTCGGTCGCCGATGTCGACCTCACGAAGCTGCGGGCGATCTCGCTGCCCGGCACCGGGGGGCACATCACCGCGGCTACTGGTGGCCAGATCTTCGGTCCTGGCGGCCCCCGTGACGACAAGATCCCGGCGATGCTGTCCAACCGGGAGTACGTCCAGCCGGTCTCCTCGGTGGACTACTACGGCGTGTCGTTCATGGAGGCGATCCGCCAGAAGCGGCTTCCCAGGAAGCTCGCCAGCGGTGGACTGGTCGGCCAGAACGTCTTCTTCTCCGGTCTCGGGTCGAAGTACCAGGCAGCAGCCGAAGCCGAGACGCTGCAGGGCAAGAAGGGCTGGCCGCTTCTGCCCGCCTACGTACCGCCCGCACTGGACTTCGGGTTCGTCGGCGGCGTGCGCACCAGCCACGCGGCCAACGCGGCACTGATGAAGCAGATCTGGGCGTCGATGTTCGGCTGGACCGGCAGCGAGTGGAACGCCACCGAGTACCTGATGATGCGCGAGTCCGGGTTCAACAACCTCGCGCAGAACCCGACGTCGACCGCGTTCGGCCAGTTCCAGTTCCTGGACAGCACGTGGGCCGGGTATGGCATCCCGAAGACCTCGGACGCACGCCTGCAGGACGTCGCCGGTGGGCGCTACATCGGGGCCCGGTACCACGACCCGCTCGGCGCGGCGGCCCACGAGCGTGCGTTCAACTGGTATCGCGACGGTGGCCCCGTGCGTCCGATCGCAGTCAATCCGCCCAAGACGTTGGACGGCGGCGGCTACATCGACCCCGGTTACACGCTGATCCACAACGGAACCGGCGAGCGTGAGCGGACCCGGACCGGTCCGCAGGAAGACGCTCTGCTGGCCGAACTGCAGAAGCTCAACGCCAACATTGAGAAGCTCCCGCACTTCACGGTGAACGGTGCGCCGCAGCACTCGGTCGACCAGCTCACGTCCGAAGTCATGCGTCGGCTCGAATTCCACGGGCGGTGAGCATGGAACCCGTCGTCACTCTCAACGGTGTCCAGCTCCACCCGCCCGCACTGGACGGCACTGGCTACGAACTGGACGAGGACGGCCTGCAGGGCTGGTACGGCTCGCCGAAGCCGAAGAACACCTTCACCCCGCGCACGGCCTACGCCGGGTCGTGGTGGTCACCGCTCGCCGAGGAAGACGTGCGGGTGATCGCTGTGTCCGGCACCCTGGCGCAGGCGGACTCTCTGGGTTTGCTCGCTGTCCAGCAGCAGCTGGCGGCGATCTGTCCTGACCCGAGCCAGCTGTACGAGCTCCGGGTGGTGGACGACTTCGGGACGCTGATCGCCAACGTTCAGCGCTCCGACGCCGTACTGGTCAAGCCGAACGCGCCGAACTCCACCGCGTTCTCGCTCTCCCTGACCGCACCGGACCCGCTGAAGTACAACCCGAACGTCGTCTCCGCGAACACGCTTTTGGCGGAGGCGGTGGGCGGTCTGGACTGGTCGACCGGCGGTGGTCTTCCGTGGTCGCCCACGGCAACGCTGGACTGGGGAACGTTCATCTCCGACGGCACCACGGGCCTGGTGAACCGCGGGACCGCGCCGTCCTGGCCGGTCTTCACGGTGAGCGGTCCGTCCGACATCGGCTCGCTGGCCGGCTTCTCGATCACCGACATGGACACCGGCTCAGTGATTGCCTATAGCGGCCTGCTGGGCATCGGGGACGTGCTCGTCATCGACACCAATCCCGCCACGCGCTCGGTGACGCTCAACGGCTTCTCGGACGTGTGGAGCGGACTGACGACGTCGCAGTGGTTCCAGGTACCGGCCGGAGGTCAGGTCAGGTTGCAGTTCCAGGGCTCAACCGGCTCGACCACACCGCTGCTCGTGGCGTCCGCCATGGACGCGTACTTCTAGGGAGAGGGTGTCGTGACTGACTACACCATCGCGTCACCCAACGGGGGCACGTGGAGCATCCAGAGCTCCAACACCGCGAAGACGGGCCGCTACCACGACCTCATGTTCGTGCAGGAGGGTGCGGCGGGATCAGGCAACGTCTTCTCGAAGGCGCGCACCGGCATCCTCGTCGGCGCGCCGGGCACCAGTGGCTCCCAGCTTCCCGGCGCGGGAATGGTCACCGCTACCAGCGGCCTGGGCTGGGCAGTGCAGCCCTTCTGCGCGGTCGTCGAGCGCTCGTCACTCGTCGGCCCGTACTTCGTCCAGTCCACCGCTGTGGGCAACGGGGCGCTCGCGACGTCAGATCCGAGTCAGATCCGCGTGGACCGCTTGGATGTCCAGGTCCTGGATGGCGCGCTGGGCGACAACGGCGGCACATCCAAGACGAGCGTCAAAGTCACACAGGGCACGCCAGGCGCCGGCGTGCCGACTGCGCCAGCCGGTACGACCCCGCTGGGCTGGTGGACTATCCCGGCGAACGCGGCGACCCTCTTCGCGGCCACGTGGACGCCAGCCCGCAAGTCCACTGCGCTTCGCGGCGCGATCCGCCTGCTGCTCGAAGGTGACGCGCTCTCCGATCCTGGTTTCGACTCGGGAGAGTGGCGCGACACTGGCCTGTTCTCGCCCGCGCAGGGCGGCGGCACCCTGGACCGCTGGAACGCCGCGTCTGGCGCATGGGAACTGGAAACCCCGCTGGCAGGTCTACATGAGGTCGACTTCGCCAGCACGGCCAGCATCCCCACGAACCATCCGCACGCGATGGGCTGGGGCACCGTCACCCAGTCCAGCCAGGACGTAACGCTGTCCGCTGGCGGCCCGGACACGGTTGCCAGCGGCGTGATCACCTTCAACCGCAGCGGCCTGTGGCAGGTCAACGTCTCGATCGACTGCCCGCCACCGTCCAGCCCGGTCAACACAACAGCCTTCCGAGTCCGCGCGCCCACCGACACCGGCACGATCATCTTCGGGTCGGGCAGCAACACCCAGACCTCCGACGGCGGCCCGGTGCGTATCACCGCGGGCACGCAGTGGTCGGTGATTGTGGTGCAGCAGACCGGATCCACCCAGACGGTCACGAGCCGTTTCCGGGCCGCACTGCTGCGCGGGTGAGCCGTGGCCACCTCGAAGTGGTACGTGAAGCTGGTCAACCTGACCACCGGAAAGGTGATCGGCGCCGACCTGCCACACACTGACCAGCCCTCTCCGACGTGGGATCAGCAGATCAATCAGCAGTGCTCGATCGGCTTCACCACGCCAGTCGGACACAAGGGAGGGCTCAGCGCGCAGACGCTGAGAACGGTTGTCACGCCGGGGGACTTCGGCGCGGCGATGTGCTACGGCACTGGCACGGCGTCGGACCACATCGCACAGGGTGGTCCAAACTGGACGACTCAGCTGCTGTCCGAGAACCCGGCGATGCTGAAGATCAGCGGTGCGGGCATGTGGTCGGTGCTCAACGCTCGTGTCCAGATCCCCTCGACGTGGACCACCAGCATGGGGCTGGCCGACTCGCGCTCGATCGCCACCTATACGGGCAGCTACCACGACATCGCGTGCCAGATTATCTCCAACGCCGTCGCTCGTGGCGCGCTGCCGATCGACGTTCCGCCACTGGCCGGTGGTACGCAGTCGATGACCTACAACGGGTTCGACCTGATATCGGCTGGCCAACGCCTGCAGGAGCTGACCCAGCTCGACGGCGGGCCGGACATCTACTTCCGGCCGTACTTCGCCGCGGCCAACGTGATCCGCTGGGAAGCGGTCATCGGCAACCCGACGATCACCAACACAGGTAACCCACTCCTGTTCGACCACGGCTCGAACCTGGTGCAGTGCCTACCCACCGCGGATGGCACGAAGCGTGCCCTGCGCACCTTCGTGAAGGGCAACGGGACCGAGGCCGCGATCGCGTGGGCCTTCGCGCAGGACGTCGCGGCCATCACGGGCGGCAAGCTCTTGCTGGAGATGGTGGACACGAACCACTCCGATGTCACCGACCAGACCACGCTGAACGCGATCGCCACTGCCGATCAAGGGCTGAACGGTAAGCCGGTCGAGACCTGGGACGCGACCGCGCGCATCGACGGACCGCACGCGCTTGGGACCTACGGGCCCGGCGTGCGTGCCGACTACAACTTCACGTGTCACCCCTGGATACCGCCCGGCCGGTACACGCAGCGCCTGCTGGGAATGTCCAGCGGCTCGAACGACGGCGAGATCAAGCACATCATCCAGGCGATGCAGGGGGCGGCCTGATGGGCATCAGTCCTCAGCCGCGCGACCTCGGATCCCGGCTGACGCGGGTAGAGTCGCAACTCGCGACGCTGACCGGCCGCGTCCCGTCCCTGCCGCACCTCGCGGTCCCGCTGTACCGGCTGTGGTCGCCGGCACTGCAGACCAACACGGCGAGCGCCTACTCCACTGTCCCCGCGTCCAGCGCGATCGGCATGGCCACGCTGTGGGAGGGTCGCGTCGACTACGGCTCGCACCCTTGCCTGTCCATCGACGGCGTATGGGGCGACCTGGACCTGATGGCCCCGACGATCACCTACCGGGTCGTCATCGGCGTCCTGAGCTACACGTGGCAGGCGACCGGGCAGCAGACGGCCAAGCACCTATTCGATCTGCGGCCCGTGCTGGAGCAGTCCGACCTTCAGGTGCAGTTGTCCATCTCGGACATCGGCACGGCGGCGGCGACGGATCGGCTGCTGTGCCAGCCGCTCGGGATGTATCTACGCCAGATGCCGGTCAACGGCGTCTTCGGATGAGCAGGAAGTCCAACGACGGGAGCACTGATGTCGATCAGCGTGCGCGCGAAGCCGAGCCCGTATGAGGTCATGATCATGACGGCGGCGGTCATTGGAGGCGCGGCGCTGCTGTTGCTGAGGCAGCGGCTCGGCACCACGCTATCGACCTCGCTGCCCGCCGCGATCACGGTGATCCTCGGTACGGGATTGTTGATCGGTGGCGTGCTCACGCTCGTCGGCCTGGCACTGCGCACTATCACCGGCCCGCTGCTCGAACGCGCGGGACTCACGGGCCTGTCGATCCTCCTGGTCGTCTACAGCGGATTCACGCTCGACTTCGTAGGTCTGCGCGGCCTGATCACCGCTGTGTTCTTCCTCGCCCTGGCCGGTGCCGGACTGTGGCGAGTCATCCAGATCCGCAGCGACCTACGCGAGGTCGAGCGGGAACTGCGCGACCACTCGGCCCACGACAGAGAGGACTGACGCTCGTGAGCACGACCGAGACGGTGCTGGAAGTGGTGATGGGCGGCGGCTTCCTCACGTTCCTGGGGGACGCGATGGCAGGCAGGGCAAAGGTCCGCCGTCTCAAGGCCGAGGCATCCCACCTGGAGACCGAGGACATAAAGATCGTCTCGGCGACCGCCGTTCAGCTCCTCAAGCCCGTCAAGGAAGCGCTGGCGGAGACGCAGCAAGAGTTGGCGGAGACACGCAAGCAACTGAAGGAATTGTCGGCCGAACTGGAACATCAGCGGTCGGTCAGCAACGAACTCACGGTGAAGCTTGAGGCCGCCAACCGGCGAGCCGACTACTACCAGCACGCTTTCGACGAGCGTGCCGAGAAGTGAAATGGGGATCACGAACACATGACCACTCCGATCCGTGTGCCCGGCAAGAAGGGCCGCAGGGCGCCGAAGAACGCACCCGCGCCGGGCCGTCCGAATGGTATTGGCACGGTATGATGGAGCATGTCTCCGAATGGTGAATGTGTTCTGTGGCAAGGCTCTTGGGATAAGAAAACTGGGTACGGACAGGTCAGACACGGCGCGAATCGTGGCAAATCTGCCCATCGCGTCGCGCTCGAAGACAAGCTAGAGCGTCCTATCCGTTCCGGATTCCAGGCCAATCACCACTGCGACGTCAAGTTGTGCATCAATCCTGATCACTTGTACGAGGGTACGCAGAAGGAAAACGTCGCCGACATGATCTGCCGGGGTCGCGGCGCGGAGCAACAGAAGACTCACTGCGCGCACGGCCATCCGTACTTGGGCGGAAACCTGTACATCACGCCAGCGGGCAAGCGCCACTGCAGGACTTGCACCCGCGACAACGCGCGAAGATACCGCGCAGCAAGGAGACCGGCAGCATGACAGTTTCGATTCGACAGGCTGGCAAGCGGGGCCTAGTAAGGCGCGACCGTGACCGGCCGACGCTACGCCTGACGCGGGCGCACGTCGCGGCGCTGAAGGCAGCCCGCACGAAGATACCTACCCCCCGCGCGAGCGTGGACGACATTTCGCAGGTCGCCGCCCAGGGTGACGGCTACCCCATGTACGACAATGACCGTCTCGGGTGCTGCGTGTGGGCCATGGTGGGCCACGCCATCCAGGTGCAGACCCTGCTCGGTCTCCGCTCCGAGGTCGAGGTGACCGCACCCGCACTGATCAAGGGCTACTCGGACGTCACCGGCTACGACCCGCACCAGGAACGACCCGACGGGTCGAACCCAACCGACCAGGGCACCAACATGGCCGACGCCATGAGCTACTGGCGCAAGACCGGCATCGCCAAGCCGGACGGCACGAAGGACAAGATCCTCGCCTACGCCGAGGTGGATCACACCGACCGCGAACTGGTCGCCGACTGCATCGAGTTGTTCGGGCCGGGCATGCAGGCCGTCCTGTTCCCGGACGCGGCGATGGACCAGTTCAACAACGGCGAGGAGTGGGCGGTCGTGCCCGGCCCGGAACCGGACGAGGGTCACGCCATCCTGAAGGCGCAGTACGCGCTGACCGGTGACCCGTCGGCTCCGACCGCGATGTCGTCGCAGGACGTGACGTGGGGCGCGGTGCAGAAGGTGTCCGACGGTTGGGACCAGAAGTACACCGACCAGTTGTTCTTCGTGATCACGCGGGATTGGTTCGCGGCGAACGGCGTGGACCCGAACGGGGAGGCGGCCGGCGCGCTGGGTGAGGAGTTCGCCGTGATGACCGGTGAGCCGAACCCGTTTCCGGAGCCCGTGCCCACTCCGGCGCCTCCTGCTCCGTCTCCGACTCCTGTGCCGGTCCCTGTTCCGCCGACTCCGGCCCCGACGCCCGACGTCCACATGGACTCGGCGGACGTGACGCTCGCGCAGGCGCTGCGACCGTGGCTGAACGAGCGCCACGTCGGCGCCAACGAGAAGGCCGTGCGCGCGGTGGACGCGTGGCTGAAGACCAAGCAGGCCGGTACCTGATGGCCGCCAGACGTGGTGGCCGCAGGCGGCCGCTGATCGCCTGCGGCTTCGCGGCAATCGCGCTGCTGCTCGGCGCCTGCCATGTTCCAACACCTCCCGCGCCACCCACCACGACCACCAAGCCGCCGGTGACGACGACCACGGCCACGCCTCCGCCGACGACGACCAGCCCGACCACGAGCACGGTCCCGCCGACCACCACGACTTCACCGCCGCCGACCACGACCACGAGTGCGACCCCTACGCCGGGAGACTTCCCGACCGCAGACGACACGGGCGCCACGGGTCCGCTGACCGACGTGACGCCGGCCAGCGGTGAGCAGATCGTGGACGGCACCGGCACCGTGTTCAGCGACAAGCGGATCCACGGCACCCTGACCGTCCTGGGCTGCGGAGTGACCATCCGCAACGTCGAGGTGGACGCTGGGGTGAAGCTGGCCAGTCCGGTCAACAGCACGCCCGACGTGTTCGCGATCTGGAACAAGGCCGACGAGAAGTGCACGACGACGCTGGACCACGTCACCGTGTCCACTCCGGCCGGTCGGTACGCCACCGAGGCAGTGCGGGACTCGTTCGGCTCCACACAGCACATCACCTCGCTCAAGGCGATCGGGCAGCAGCTCGGCATCACCGTGGGCGGCGGGGACGTCATCCAGGACAGCTACGTCGAACTCGCTCCGACGCTGCGGGGTGACCACAACGAGGACGTCCTCGACGACGGGACGACTGGCCTGACGATCGAGCACAACACGATGCTCAACCCGAACGGCCAGACGTCAGTGCTCTCGCTGTTCACGGAGTTCGGCTCGAACCACAGCATCCTCGTGCGGGACAACCTGCTCGCCGGTGGCGGGTACACGTGCTACTGCGGTGATGGCGCGTCCGACAACTCTGGTAAGCCCGCGCCGGCGGACAACGTGTCGTTCATGGACAACGTGTTCTGGCGGCTGTACTTCCCGAACGTCGGCGAGTTCGCACCGGGAAGGGCGTACAACCCGGCGGGCGGTGGCCGATGGACCGGGAACGTGTTCATGGACGCCAACCGGACGCTGACGAGTCAGCTCGTGCCACAGCCGCCGCTGGACGGCAAGTGATGGGGGGCGGCTAGTGGCGACACTCATCGGCGACTTCCGTAAGCCGGTCGACCCCACCGCGCTCGCTCCCAAGGGTCTCTCGGGTGCGCTGCGGTATTGGTCGAAGCAGCACGGGTCTAGCACGGTAGTCGGTCTGACCGCAGTTGAGATTGACCGCTACCGCTCGGCTGCCGTCCCGCTGGGCACCATCTATGAAGACTCGGCTGCGGGCTGGATGTCCGGCGGCGCGGCAGCCGGGAAGCAGGCGGCCACCTATCTGCTCGGTCAGTTCCGCACAGTCGGATGGACACCGTCGTCGCTGTACTTCGCCGACGACGCGAACACCATCACGGATGCCGCCACGAACGCCTGCCTGGACGCCGCCGCGCAGGTGTTCGGGTGGAAGCCCGACCTGTACGCCTTCACGGACGAACTGACTTCCGCCCACGTGGGCGGCCACTCGCGACGGTCCTGGCTCACCGGGCACTTCCCGGGCGCCTCGATATCCGCTGTGCAGCAGGCGTTGCCGTGGCTGCACCTCTACCAGTGCCAAGGCTCGCAACCTGCTGGCATACCAACCACTGTCACCGTCTCTGGGGTGCTTGGGGACGTGGACATCGTGCTCCGCAAGGATTGGAACTCGACAATGGCGACTCTCGACGCCGACGACTTGAAGGCGGTCGCTCTCGCGGTGGCCGGATACTCCAACGCCAATCAGCCCGCAGACGTCGATGCGCACCAGCACTGGCAGAACGCCACTGCGGCGCTGCAGGGTGTGACGGCGCTCAAGATGCAGATCACCGCGCTGTCCGGCGCGCTGAGCAACGAACAGGCGGCCATCCTCGCCGCGGTCCACACGCAGCCGGGTCTGCCGGTAGATGTTGGCGCGCTTGCCTCCGCGCTCGCGCCGCTGCTCAACCAGAACGAGGGAGCGCAGCTCGTCGCCGCGCTCCGACAGGTATTCGACCAGGCTTCGGCCTGAGAAAGCTGGGGAACCGTCATGCTCCAGAGACTGAAGGGTCTGCTCCAGTACGAGCCGGCCGTCCTCGCGTGGGCCGTCAACGGCGGCATCGCGCTGGTCATCGGCTACCTGACGCCGCTGTCCGCCGGCCAGACCGGTGCCATCACGGTCGTCACGGGCGCGCTGGCCACGATCTACACCGCCTTCATGGCGCGCCCGGTCTCCGTCTCCGTCATCACCGGTGCGCTGGCGACGATCGCCACATACGTCGGCTACTTCGGGCTGCATCTCGACCCGGCCGTGGTCACCGCTGCGATCTCCGTCGTCGGCACGCTGCTCGGCCTGCTGCTGCGGCCCAACGTCACGCCCAAGGTCACGGTCAAGCTCAAGCCTGGGCCGGACGGCGTGTACCGCGCCGCAGCCTGATCCCACCAACGTCGAGCCCCGGTCTGCCGTGCACAGGCCGGGGCTCGGCCATGTCACACAAGCGGAGGAGCGACGATGGCGATCCCGGCCAATGCCAGCCTGACGACGATCACAGAGACGTACATCGGGCAGGACGGGACGTCGACCGGCACTCCAGCTTCAGGCACGGCGACCTTCGAGGTCTCGGATGACATCTACGTCAGCGACCCGGGGAATGCCGTCTTCCCTCCTTCGCCGATCGTGGCCACACTGGACGCCAGTGGCACCTTCTCGGTTGAACTGCTGGCGGCCGATGACACTGACCTGAGTCCGACCGGGTTCACGTACAACGTCACGCTGAACCTGACCGTCGGCACACTGCATCTGACGCCGCCTCCCTTCGCTATCACCGTTCCCACGTCGGTGGACCCGGTGCGGCTTTCCACTCTCGCGCCTGTGCCACCGACCGGTGGGACGACCGAGGGCGTCGTGCTATCCACACGTCAGGTCATCGCCGGTACCGGCCTGACCGGTGGCGGGGACCTTTCCGCTGACCGCACGCTGGCGGTCGACTTCGGCACGACCGTGGGGACGGTGGCGCAGGGCAGCGACGGGCGGATTGCGGGCGCACTGCAAGCGGCGAACAACCTGTCGGACCTCGGCACCGCTGCGACCGCGCGTACCAACCTCGGCTTGGGCAACGCGGCTACCAAGGCCGTGGGCACCACCACGGGCACCGTGGCAGCCGGAGACGACAGCCGGATCACTGGCGCTGAGCAGACGTCCAACAAGAACGCCGGCAACGGCTACGCCGGACTGGGCTCCGATAGCCGGATCACGCCGTCTCGCGCACCGCTCATCCCGCAGATCAACTCGCCCAGCTTCACGTCCACCATCGCCGTGGACGCCTCGACGGGCAGCGAGTGGCACATCACGCTGACCGGAAACCTGACGCTGGGCAACCCGACCAACCCCACGGACGGGCAGGTCATCTGCTTCCAGCTCACCCAGGACGGCACCGGTAGCCGCACCCTGACGCTGGGCAGCGCGTTCAACGTCGGCCCGGTCACGGTGACGCTGTCGACCGGCGCGGGGAAGGTCGACTACCTGCTGGCGAAGTACCGGTCCGCCGCGTCCAAGTGGGACGTTCTCGCCTTCGGCCCGGGCTACTGACGTGGCCACGCTCGTCGCGCAGACCGACTGGACTCATGCCCACTCGGCGGGCGCGTCGGTCACCATCGCCATCCCCACGCCCACCGCTGGGCACACGCTGATCTTCTGCTGCGCCGGTGGCGTCATCGCCACCCCGAGCGGATTCACGCGCGGCCCGGCCTACGGCGGTGGCGACCAGGACGTCTCGATCTGGTACAAGGCAGCCACCGGATCCGAGACCGCGGTCTCGGTGTCGCTGGGCGGCAGCGAGAACTGCGGCGGCACCGTGCTGGAGTTCAGCGGCTCCCTGACCTACAACACGGGCACGAACAACGGGCACGGCACCACGATCAGCTCCGCCGCCGACTTCCAGGTCGCACCGGCCGGCGCCTCCGTGTCCGCGCAGTCCCTCGTCATCGGCCTATGGTCGATCAACCAGTCGAGCGCGTTCAGCCTCAACAACTCCTACAGGCAGATGGGTCCGGCCGGCAAGCTGGTCACCACGGGCGCAGCACAGGACCCGAGCGGCTTTGCTGCCATCTTCGCCGTGGGTATCGCCGATGTGGACGCCACGCACTCCTACCCAGCGCAGTCCGCCGCGGGCTCCTACGCCGCGACGTCCGTCTACCTCGGTGCGTCACCGGGCACAGCGTTCGCCTCGCAGGCTGTTTTCACCGACACGAGCGGCGTGGCCACCGTGACGTGGCCCAATCCGATCGTCCGCGAGAACAGCTTGCCGGGCACGGACAACGGCAACTGGTACGTGAACACGGCCGGCACTGACTCGACCATCGCGGGCTTCCCGACGGCGCCGAGCGTCCAGCCGGGCGGCACAGTCTCGTTCAAGGTGGACTCGTCCGGCAACCCGTTCAGGGTGGAGATCTACCGGCTTGGCTGGTACGGCTACGACACCATGGGTGCCCGCAACGTGCTGGGCAACCAGGGTGGGTACCTGGCGGGCACGATCGTCACGCAGCCGACGCCCACAGTGGACAGCACGCTCGGCTCGACCTCCTGTGCCGCGTGGACTTCCAACGCATCGTGGTCGGTCCCCAGCGACGCTGTACCAGGGGTCTACTACGCGCTGTTCCGGCGCACCGACATCACCACGCATGTCGCCTCCACCCACTTCGTGGTGCGGGCATCGGCAGTGACGGGCAAGACGGCCGTGGTGATCCCGGACCTGACCCATCACGCCTACAACTGCTGGGGTGCGACCACCGACCACGGCGACCTGGCCACCGGTACGTGGACTGGCCGCTCGCTCTACCAGTCCGGTGCCGATGGCGCCACGCCGAACTTCGCGCACCGCAGCTACGCGGTGTGCCTGGACCGGCCCTACTCGACGCAGTCCACGACGGCGTCCACCTACCTCTTCGACTCGCAATTCGGGTGGATCGTCTGGGCAGAGGCGCAGGGCTACGACCTGACGTACCTGTCCGACATGGACCTGCACGCCAGCACGAGCCTGCTCAGCGACGCGGCGCTAGCGGTCATGCTGGGCCACCACGAGTACCTGACGGCTAACGTCTTCACCGCATGGCAGAACGCGATCGCCGCTGGCGTGAACCTGTTCGTCTACAGCAGCAACACGGCCGGCTGGCGGGTCCGCTTCGACTCGGCCGACACGAGCTTCCGGACGGCCATCTGCTACAAGGACACCGGAACGCGCCTCGTCTCGGCTGGCTTCACCGGCACCGGCGTCGACCCGGACGGCACGAACGGCCCGACGGGCACGTGGCGCGACGCTGACGCCTCGAACCACGACAAGCGCTTGGAGAACTCCCTCACCGGCCAACAGTTCGTGGCGTCCGGTCCGATACTGACTCCGCTGCTGATCGACTTCGCGGTGAAGACCAAGCCGCTGTGGCGCAACTCGTCCGCGGTGCAGGCGCTCACCACGGGCAACCACGTCACCGACATCTCCAACTCGGTCGGCTTCGAGGTGGACTCGGCGAACGGAGCAACCGGGCAGCCATCCGACCTGGTGATCGTGGCCAGTACCTCGGTCGCGGTCACGACAGGAAGCGACGCGGCCGGGGCCGTGTACACCACCAGCACGACAGTCTCGGCTACCTGGTCGCTCTACAGGGCCAGTTCGGGCGCGCTCGTGTTCAACTCGGGCAACTGGCGGGCCTGGTGGTCGGCCGCGCGGTGGCAGGGCTCCAGCCCGGTCACGAACGTATCCCTGACCATCCAGAACGCCTTACTCGCGCTGCTGTATGACCTGGGCATCGCGCCGCAGACGCTGACCGCGCTACAGCCCGGCGCGGACACGGCACCCACCGATCCGTCGGTGGGTGCGCCCGTCGGCGGCCGGAACGGCGTCGCCACGGCCTACGGCCTCACCGTGCCCTCGGCCGGCGGCAGTGGCGGCTTCTTCGCGCTGATGATGCCCTAGCGCTCACCCCACGAGCGGCCGCCGACCCCCAGCGGTGGCCACGGCCCCACGCTCCCTGTTTCGGCAGGTTGAGCGTGGGGCCGCTTTCGTCGTACCAGCGGGACCCCCGCGTGTCTCCGTCTCCTCCGACTCGGGACTCCACGGGGACAGCGGGGGCCCCTCACCGCGCGCCAGCAGGTGGGGGCACCCGCCCGGCGCGCGAGTCAGAAACTCCACCGGGAGACCGGCGACCGGTCGGCCAGCGTCGTGCCGTGCGCGAGCAGGCACCGATGGCAGCCGTCATCGCGCGTGTCCACCAGCTCGCCCGCCTCGGCCTCGACACCGCACAGCGCGGACAGCACGCCGTCCTGCCCGGCTGGCCACGCGTGCGACGGGCCGTCGGCGTTCGCCTTCGCCCAGCGTGTCCGGGCCACCTGGTCAGACATCGGCGGGGACCAGCGCGCCGTTGGCGGTTGCGAACTCGGCCGTCGCCTGGACGCCGCCAACCACCGGATCGGGCTCAACCTGGGTGCCGGTCACCACCCACTGCTCCCGTAGCTGGTCGAACCAGCGTTCAGCGGCACGTGGGCTCGGGAAGCGCAGCGTAGTGCGGTCCAGGGACATTTGGCCCCTCCCTGGGGAGTGTGGTGGCGGCCGGAGAGTGTCGAGCATACGACGCAGTGCAGTGCGATGCATAGCACACATACGCGCTCGTGTGGTTTGTGCAGGTCAGCGGTGCTTAGAGTGATCTCTATGCCCGACTTCGAGCCCGATCCGGCGAGCCCGGTCTACCTGTACGTGCAGGTAGCCGATCATGTCGCCGCGCGTATCGAATCGGGCGAACTGCCGCCAGGGGCACGGTTGGCGGCGGAGCGGGAGATGGCCGACGAGTACCGCGTTAGCCTGCAGACGGCTCGCCGCGCGGTCGAGGAACTACGGGAGCGCGGACTGGTGCAGACGGTGCCAGTCAAGGGCACGTTCGTGCTCGGCCAGCGGGCAGGCGGCGGCGGTCACTCCTGATCGCCGCCGCCTCGCGGGTCAGCGCTTCCCGAGCCAGGAGCGCACAGCCTGCCGGTCCACGCCTGCCGCCTCTGCGAACCCGGCCTCGCTGCGCACCCCATCGCCCTTCCTTGCGTCCGGTTCGATCAGGGACGCGGCTGCCTGCCGCAACGCGACCTTGGCGGCGTGCTCGAACCGACGGGCCCGCGACAGGGCAACGGCCAGTTCGGCTACGACGTCCTCGGCCGGTTCCACGAGCACGCGGTAGGCGATGACGAACGCCTGCTCGCGGTCGTCGCCGTCGTCGGGGTCCGGGTAGCGTGCGGCGATCTCGTCGGCCGTGGCCAACAGGCAGGTGATCTGGTCCTCGGTCAGCCCGTGGTCGTCGCCCAGCCAGGCGTCCAGTTCGTAGCGCTGCATCGGTCAGACACCTCCGTGCGTGGTCAGCCATGCGACGGTCGCGAGGCCGATGATGAACCCTGCCGTGAAGCAACAGATGATGACGCGGGCGGTCGTCCGGCTAGGCCCTTTCGGGCCTCCGGCAGCGCCCCAGAGCTCGCGTACAGCGTCGATTGGCTCGCTGATCCAGTCGCGCCACGGCATCGGTCAGTCCTCCAGGGTGCAGGCGTAGCAGTCGCACTCGTACTCGGCGGTGTCGCCGCCGACAGCCTCGGCGAAGGCGTTGCCCTCTTCGGTGCGGTGCGCGACCGGCGCGTGGTAGATGTCCATCTCGCGGCTGGCGGCCTCATGCAGGCGCCGGGCCAGGCCCTCGCCGCGCGAGTCCTCGCGGACCCAGACGTTCATGATCTCGTGGCGCTCGATGGAGACGTAGAGCTCGGCGGCGACGCCCTGCGCGTCGGTGATCTCCCAGATGTGGTTGCGGGTGGCGTCGCCGTAGTAGTCGCCGTCCCGCCGGGTGATCTCCATCTGCATCATGTAGAGAACTCTACACGTCTGCTGTAGAGCTGTCTACATCTACACGAGACAGAGACCGGTCAGTAGCGGTTGCACCCGTGCAACCACGCCTCGCCCAGCGCCTCCACGATCTGCCGGTCCTGCTCGCGCACAGCCGCGTCCAGCCGCCAACGACGGTGCGGCGGCGGCAGCACCAGCCCGGTGCCACGGTCGCACCGCACCCGAGCGTCCTCCAGCGGCGCCGCGTGCAGTTCCGCGAGGTGCCGGTTGCGGTAGGCCGCAGTCGCCGCCCCGTCACGAAGCACCGTGAACGGGTACGGCGGCAGGGTGCGCGGATCGGTGCGGTCCAGCATCACGCCAGGGTGACATGTGCGCGGGTTGCGCACCATTGTGCACACCAGTGCTGGACCGACCCGCAGGGTTCGCAGCCTACGACCCCGACGATTTTGCGAACCGCTTCAGCAGGGTGTCGACGTCCACGTCCGCTAGCGCCTGTTCGATCAGCGACCGGTAGTCGGCCGGAGCTGACTCCTGGATGACGAACTGGCTGCCTTGCAGCGTGATGCCCGTCTCGGAAAGGTTCGCATTGATCTCGTCCCGCCACATTCGAGACAGCCGGGCTACTTCGAGGTCGTCGTCGAATCCGGAGAAAAGCTCCGTCACGTCGTCCTCGAAGCGGTCGTGGCTGCCTAAGCTGGCCCACGGGATTCGCACGTCAGATCTTCTCCTCATGGGCCTTCGGACAAGAAGACGTTGCTGTGCGCCTCGCCCGAACTGACCTGCTGGACACCGTATGACGCGATCTCGACGCCGTAGGTTGGCAGGCCGTCCGGGACGTCGTCCACGCTGATCGAGAACTTGCACACTGTCGAGTCGAGCACCTTGACCGTCGCGCCCTGCCCGAGACCGCCGAGCGCGATCTGCTTGCCATTCTGATCGAACACGCGGACCGGCGTTTCCAGCCCGATGCGCTCCCCGCTCGGACCGGTGCCCTGGCACTCCTGACCGTCCTTCAGTGGCGACGATTCGACGATGATGTCGAACGCGCCCGTCATCGTGAACGCCGGCGCCTGCGGGACGCTCGGCGAGCTGGCCGGCGGCGGGGCGGCAGGCGCAGGCGGCTGGCTATTCGACCCGTGCCGACCGATCAGCACGTAGGCCAAGGCTGCGACCGCGATGACCGCGACCGCCGCTGATGCGACGACTATCCCCCGTGGCCCTCGCCTGGTCCGTGGCTCGACCTGCTGCTCCGTCATGGATGACACCCCAGTCCTCCTAGTCCTGTTCACTGATCGTGCCGATCTTGCGGATGGTTACCGGTCCAGGTCGGGTGGCTGCCGCACCCCGTGAGACAAGCCACCCGACCCGAAGTGGTCAGCCTGCGGAGTTCCCTGGGACGTCGGTCACGACTTGAGCGCCCGTTCGGCGCCGTCCGGGTCGTCCATGTGCCGCTTGAAGACCTCGGTCAAGTCCGCGGTCGACGTCTGCACGTCCACGCGCCACTGGGCCGTCGGTGGCTGGCCGTAGAAATAGCCGAACAGCCTGCGGGCCTGCTCCTCGGTGACGTAGTCGATGTCCTCGACCCGATCCACACGACCGGGCCGCACCAGCGCATCGTCCAGCGCCTTCGGCTCGTTACTGGTCAGCACAGTGATCAGACCGTGCGGAGTGGCGACACCGTCCAACGCGTTCAGCAGCCCGGACAGCGTGACCCGGCCGGACTCGGCCTCCCGCGTCGTGGCCGCGTGGTAGATGTCGATGTCCTCCAGCAGCAACAGCGACCTCGGCCGTACCTCCGAGAGCAGCGACAGCAGGTTGGCGTCCTTGGACAGGTCACCCAGCGGCGCGTACCACAGGTCCAAGCTGAACTGCGTGGCCAGTGCCTTCGCGACGCTCGTCTTGCCGGTCCCCGGCGGACCCTGCAGTAGGTAGCCGCGATGCCACGGAATCCCGCGCCGTACATAGCCGGCCTCACGGTCCAGGAACGCGGACAGGTCGGCGGTGAGCGACTCCATTTGCCCGTCGCGCAGTACCACCGACTCCGGCGTCCGGCGGGGCAGATCGGAGCGGCGCTGCCAGGTTCCCCAGTTCGACAGCATCCACAGCTGGGGTGGCCGGATGCGCTTCTCGTGCGTGCCGATCAGCGTCCGCAGTTGCGCGACCACGGCCTGCTGACCCTCCTGGCTCGTGCACCGAAACACGATCTTGTCACGGGGAGCGCGTCGGCTCTGGCCATCGTCGGCTCCGTGCTCGACGGTGATGCGCACCGAATAGCTGCCGATGTCGATCGTCTGCTCTTGCGCCGAGTCGTAGGTCGTGAACAGGCGGTCTGGCGTCGTCGGCTCGTCGTCCGACAACAGTGCGATGTGACCGATCTCCTCGTCTGAGCGCACGGCCAGCGCCCGCAGCTTCGTGGCGGGCATGGCTTGCAGCAGCCAGTCGTGCACGTCCTGGTAGCGCGAGTCCTCGCTGGTGATCGACACCGTGTAGTTGTGCCATTCGCGCCAGCGGTTTCGCGCCACCTTCCCGACCTCGACGAGACTGGCCGCCATCGCGTACCAGGTGTTGGCGCGGACGAGCGCGGCCCGGGCCGGGGACTGTGCCGCGCCGATCGAGGCTTCGCTGTTCATGTCACCTTCCTGTCGTCTTCTTGTCCGTGGGCGTGGTGATCCGGCGGCCGGGGCGCAGCGTTACAGCGCTGGGCCGGCTCGGGGGATGTGCTCGACGCGGGCTGCAACTCTCGCGGAGCTATCGGCCACCCGGCCGCCGGATCGGGGTCAGCGTCGCCACGCCACGACACTGACCGTCAGGGGTGGCTTACTCTCGGATCACGCCGAGAGCGCGGGCGATCGCGAGGACGGTCGGGCAGGGCCACGGCTGGCTGGAGTCCGCGTCGTCGCCGTTGCATGTCTCGCACCACGGCACGGGGTTGGCGTGGTCGTGCATGGTCAGCTTCTCGCCCGGCCGGTAGTGCAGTTCGCCCTCGTAGACACGCAGTGGCTCGCCCAGATGGCAGAAGGCGCAGTGGCCCTCGCCGAACCTCTCGGCCAGCACGCCCGCGCTCAGCGGCTCCGGCGGGTGCAGGTCCAATACGGCTCGGATCGCGTCGTCGTGCGCGATGAATGGATCGCCTTGCTCGTAGCCGTCGAGGTGATGCCGGATCTCACTGTCGAGGTCAGCCACGCTGCCCACCTCCGCGCTGCGCCCGAGCGGACACGACGACCGCCGCGGCGAGCACACACACCACAGCGACCGCTACCGTCACCGCGACCCAACCCGGCGACGGCATCTGCACCGGGGTGGCCGAGGCGAGACGGGGCCAGTCGACGCCGGACACCGCGGCCAGCACTGCGAACAGCACGACGAGGGCGAGCGCGGCGCCGATCTCGATGCGGGTGGCGCGGCGGTGGATCGCGCGGGTCGCGGGGCTCACGACGCCACGGCCAGGTTGTCGCGGTAGGAGACGTACGCCGCGGTCTGCGCGTGCTGCTGCAGACTGGCCAGGTGCTTCTCGTCCTCGCGCAACTGGGTGCACGCGGAGACGGAAGCGTCGGCGAGGACGCGGCCCAGCACGCCGGTAGCCAGGCCCGAGCACTGCATGTCCAGGATCAGGTCGTAGAGGGCGCGCTGAGCCTCGACACAGTCGATGGCCTCGGCGAGGTAGGTCGAGTAGTAGGACGGGTGGGTGTAGGACCGGTGCTGGACGGTCCTGATGCGGTCGCGGACGGCCTGGTCGCGTGCGGCGAACTCGGCGAGCGTGTCGGTGGGCGGCGTGGTGTCGGTGGACGTGCGGTCCATGTCGGGTCCCCCAGTGTTACCGTGCGGTCGGCGATCAGCATGATGTGGCTATCGGAGTAGTTCGACGATATTTCGTCATCTACAGTCGGTCGTGACGTGCGAAGACCAGGTGCAGCTACAGCGACAGGGCGTGAGTAGTCGCGAAGTACGTCGAGCGGCTGGCCGGGCCTATCATCGGTCTGACCAGCGGATAACCTGGTCAGGTATAGGATATTAGACAGCTACAGCAGGGCGTGTCAAGATATACGTATGGCCGATCTTGATCTTCCTGACCTGCTGGAGTCCTGGCAGCTCAGTCTCCGCGCGCAGCGCAAGTCCAAGCAGACCCTGGACTCCTACCGCACCGGCGTGCGCCAGTTCCTGGCCTACTGCGCCCGGGAGGGCCGGGCGCCGCTGCTGACGATCCCCACGCTGGACGCGTTCACCGCCCACCTGCTCGATGCCGGAGCGGAGGCGGCGACCGCACGGGCGAGGCACATGGCGGTCCGCTACTTCTCCGCCTGGTTGGCCAGCCCCGAGGTCGAGGAGATCGAGCGCGACGAACTGCTGGGCGCGAAGCCACCCCGCCTGGATGAGAAGGTCGTGGTGCCGCTGTCCACCGAGGAGATCAGCGCGCTGATCCGGGCCTGCAAGGGCAAGTCGTTCATCGACGTCCGGGACGAGGCCGTGCTGCGCTTCATGCTCGAGACCGGTGCACGGCGGTCCGAGGCGGCCGAGCTGCTGCTGTCGGAGACCGATGCCCGTGCCGGCACCGCGGTGATCCGCCGCGGCAAGGGTGGCAAGGGCCGCGTCGTGCCCTTCTCGCCCCACACCGGGATGGCCCTGGACCGCTACCTGCGGATGCGCCGCAGGCACCGGCTGGCCGAGACGGACGCGCTGTGGCTGGGCGGCGGCAACCAGGGGTTCTCCTACCACGGGCTATGGCGGGCGCTGCAACGCCGGGCGCGGATCGCTCAGGTTCGCAACTTCCATCCGCACCGGATGCGCAACACCATGGCGACGCGCTGGCTGGAGGCGGGCGGCAGTCAGGACGGGCTGATGGCCGTGGCCGGGTGGACAACACCGGCGATGCTGCACCGCTACGTGAAGGCCACTGCCTCGCGGCGTGCGGCAGAGGAGGCCAGGCGGCTGAACCTGGGTGATCTGTGACGCTGCCCGTGCCGGCGGAGTCGGAGGAGACCGGCGGGGCAACCTGGTCAGTCCTGGATGGGACAGTCGCCGACGTCGAGGTCAAGGATCGCGACGAGCGGGACGTCCAGGTCCAGGCACAGCAGCGGCGCTGGCGGCTGCGTCGGTGGCGTCGTCATGGTCGTCATGCCTGCGGTGGTTGTCGGGACTGGCGGTCGGGTGCTGCCGGTCGTGGTCGTGGTGCTCGTCGTGGGCAGCGGCGGTGACGGCACCGGTGGTCTGCTCGATGGTCGCCCGGTCATGGTCACCGGCGTCGGCGCCGGCGGCAGGCTGGGCATGGAGGTGGCCGCACTGGTGGAACTCAGTCCGGTCGTGCCAGTCGGTGGCCGATCGGGTGTCGTCGCGCCGGGCGTGCGTCTGACGCGCGGGTGCGGCGGCGTGGGCGGCAGCCCGAGGTCGTCGGTCGGACTGCTCGGCGTGGTGATGACCAGCGTGGCGATGGTTGCCGTGGCAGCGGTAAGTGCGACCGCAGCGCCGACACCGGGATGGCGGCGAACCTTCGTGGCCAGCCAGCCGAGGCCGGCAACGAACGGCATCCAGAGCGCCGCGATCCGCAGGCGGCGGCGGCTGCCGCCATCCGGCGGTGGACGTTGGACCGAGTTCAGTATCGCCATCGCCTGATCGTTCTGATCAAGTCGGTGCCGGAGCCGCCTCGCCATTCTGATCGCGATTAATCCGGGCACCAGTGCTCCGGTTAGCAGCACTGCTACCAGGACAATCAGGGTTGTCGTGGGCATTGATCCTGACTACTCCGCAACTGGTTTACGCGAAAGTAGACTGGATGCAGTTGACCCGTTCGGCCTATTGGCCGGTTTGGGATTGCGACCGTAATGCCCGATACTGGTAGATCCAGCCCCATTTGACGTCGTCGGGCATGTCGAGTGCCCAGAGCTGCCTCTCGCTGTCGTCGAGCAGCAGTATCTCCACCCGACCTCCGGAATCGATCGCGGGCGGGTCGCCGCCGTCGAGGACAAGCTTCATGGTGTCCTCGGTCCAGCCGGGCAACACTCGCGCGATCGCGTACAGGTTCGCCTGCCCTACTCCTGGCTCGGCACGCTCCAGTGCGGTCACACTCCGGACGCTCACCCCGGCCGCCTTGGCCAGATTCGTGCGCCAGCGGTAGCCAGCGGCCAGGCGCGCCTTGTTCACTGCATCCGCGAGCCGGTCGCGTGCTTCCTGTGAGTAGCCGAGCGTGCTGAGCTGCTTTCTCTGCGTGCTCACGCACCTATCATGCCGCAGAGTTACGCAGACTGCCAACTCCCGTGCACCCACACGGTGACGTCGCCTGCCTCGATACCGCCCCGAAACGGTCCTCATAGTCACGCAGACTAACGCAGAGTCCTATCGCCCGTAAAGGGGATACGCCAACTTTGCTGCGCGACTCTGCTTGACCAATCACGCAGAGTCGAGCAGACTGTGATCTATGCCGAAGTTGCGAAGTGACCGAGTCCGGGCGCGGATGGCCGTCCTGGACGTCTCGCTGGAGGAGCTCGCCGGCGTCGTCGGGATGACCAAGGGCACGCTCCGCAACGCGGTCAGCGGCTACGACCAGATCCGTCTCGGCCGTGTCCACCGCATCGCCCGCGCGCTGCACCTGTCCGTCCAGGAGATCACCGCCGACGGCAACGACGGCGTGCCGGACGAGCCGCCAGCGCAGCCGGAAGGACCGAAGGGGCCGCCTCGCCGCCAGGAGAAGGAGCGCGAGAACAAGGGCCCCAAGCGCGCGCGTGACCAGGCGAGCGCGGCATGACCCCCGCAGAGCGGGCCGCGAAGTCTCTCGGCGGTCAGATCGGCGCCAACCGCCGGTGGGCCAAGGAGCCGGACCGAAGCGCTGCCACGGAGAAGGCGCGGGCCGCGTTCGCCTCGAAGTTCGAGCGCGAGGCAGACCCGGACTGCGTGCTGCCCCTGCCGGAGCGTGCCCGGCGCGCCGAGAACCTTCGGCTGGCGTACTTCGCACAGCTAAGGCTGCGCCGAGTGCAGACCGCTGCTCGTCGGCGCGATCAGTCCGGGAGCGCGGCATGACCATCACCTGGAAGAGGCCTGCGCCGCGAGCGACGAACAAGCGCATCAACTGGGCTGAAGTCGACCGCGAACTGCGCGCCCAGCCACACGAGTGGGCGCTCGTCGGTCGCCGAGGTTCGGTGGGATCAGCAGGAACCATGGCCTGCGAGCTTCGATGGGGAGCGTCACGAGGATGGGGGAAGCCGCGGCACTTCTACCTGGAGCCCGGCGCCTTCGAGATCGAACAACGTGACGTTGACGTCTACGCCCGATTCGTGGGTGCGGCATGACCGAGCCCACCGTGATCAGAGCCGAGCCCGGCGAGTCGCTCGACGCGTTCATCGCCCGCGTCGTCACCACAGCGCAGCCGCTCACCGCCGACGAGCGGGACCAGATCTGGCCCGCGCCCACCGCGCCCACCGCGCAGCGGGGGAGTGAGGCGGCATGAGCGAGCTCATCCCGTTCAAGTTCCACGACGACGAGCTGCTTCTGGTCGACGTCGATGGCAAGCCGCACATCGTCCTCAAGGAGGCGCTCGACGCGCTCGGCGTAGAAGTCGAGACGCAGCGCCGCAAGCTCAGCGGCAAGTCGTGGGCGCGCACGGGTCTGACGCCCGTACGTCAGAGTGACGGTCGAGTGCGGAACGTGACGACTGTCGACGTGCGCACCTTCCTGATGCTGCTGGCGACCATCGACGAGAACCGGGTCGCGGAGCACGTGCGGCCGAAGCTGATCGCCTACCAGTCTGAGGTCGCCGACGCGATCGAGGCGTACTGGACGCAGGGCGGAGCGATCAATCCGCGCGCCACCGAGGACCAGCTCGTCGCGCTCGGCCGCCAACTGGAGCAGCAAGCCAAGGTGCTGTCCGCGCTCAAGGGTGTGGTCGACAAGGGCTGGCTGGACGCGAAGGGTCGCCACCTCGCCGCCCGTGCGCTCGGCGAGGAACCCGAGATCGATCCGATGACCCGGCCGCTGACCGTCTCCGAGTACCTGGAGACGAAGGGCATAACCGGAAAGGCGCTGCGGTCGCTGGCCGGGTCGTTCGGCAAGCGCGTGAAGGCGGAGTACGTGGACCGCTACGACCGCGTACCCACCGTGCAGGACCGATTCGTGGACGGCGCGATGCGTCCCGTCGCTGTCTACACAGAGCGGCATCGGCCACTGTTCGACACCGTCTGGCGCTCGATAGCGCCCGTCACCTGATCCACACCAACAGGACGCGGGCCGCCCGCGCGAACGGACGACCCGCTCGGCCACAAGAGAGAAGGCTCTCGTGTCCATCATCAATGATCCCATACCAGACAGACCCACGGTCCAGACGTTCGCCGGAAAGGACCATGACGACCTCGCGGCAGCCGCGTCGCTCGTCAACGGTGTGATCGACCGCCACCGCAAGGACATGGTCCTGCCGGCTCTGTCGGCCTTCACGCAGGCCCTGCTCGACATCAGGTTGGGCGAGCACTACTTGGGCGGCGTGCGATGACCTTCCTCGCTCTGATCGACCAGCGGATCGCGGCGGAGCATGACGCCTTCTGGGGTGACCTCACCCAGACTCCGGCGTCGTGGCCGGGCTTCTGGCTCACCGCTGCCACGCACGACGTCCGCCTGGGACGCCTGTACGGCATCCGCGCCCACCTCCCGGAAGCTCGGCCGAGGGATGCGCAGATCGCCGCGCAGTACCGGGAGTCGGCACGTAAGAGCTTGGCGCGGGCCGAGGAACCCACGGGGGTGCCGGCATGAGCACGTTGTTGGTCCCCAACCCGGTCCGGCAGGCCAGTCCCGTTGACCTGGCCCTGTGGTCCTGGACGGAACTGGCCGCGCTGGTGGCCTCGCTGCTGCGCTGGTTCGGCCTGCTGCCCCCAGTGCACCCGGACCACCTGATCGGCATCCCGCGCTACGAGCGCGAGGAGTTCGGCGCCGATGACCTGTACGCCGACGAACTGGCGACGATGCGCGCCGGACTGTCGACGGACGCCGCTTTCGGTCTGCTGTGCGGCCCGTGGAACGGCGGTGCGCTATGACGTCCGTCGACCTGGACCTGCTTGGCCTGCTGATCGTGTGGGCGCACGACGTGCGCGCTACGCCAATCGAACCTGGCATCTCCACCGGCGAGGCCATGGCCGTGATCGAAGCCGGGAAGCGGGGCAGATCATGACCGCCAACGTTGAAACTTCCACGGCACTGACGGTGCCCGGCGAGCTGTGGCGGATCGTGCGCTCGGCCATCGAGGACCACGGCCTGCGCCTATCGGCTGTCGCTGTGGCGCCGCAGCAGATGCGCCGCTTCCACGTCACCTCGCCCGAGGTCACGAAGAACAAGCGCAACGGAGCGCTGACCAGGCGCGAGATGCAGGTGCTGGCGCTGATGGCGCAGGGCCGCAGCAACAAGGAGATCGGCGCACTGATGGGTGGCCTCGCCGAGGACACGGTCAAGGCACACGCACGCGCGCTGTTCAAGAACCTGGGTGCCCGCGACCGTGCGCACGCCGTGGCCCTGGGCTACCAGAGCGGACTGCTGGGCGGTGGGTCGTGACGATCTCCCAGCAGTACGCACTTGCCATCGTCGGCGGCCTCGGAGCCGGTGCGCTACTGGCGATCGTCGGCCAGCTCATCTCGCAGCGCGTGTGGCGGAACAGGCGGTGGTTCCGGTGACGGCCCCAACCGAGCTGTCCGAGCTGGACATGCACCTCGTCAAGTTCGTGGCCGCCGGGATGACCTACGACGCCATCGCCCATCTGCTGCACGTCAGCGCCAAGACGGCGAAGAACCACCTGTCGTCGCTGCGCATCCAGATGGGCGCCAAGAACAACGCTCACCTAGTGGCTATCGCGTTCCACCGTGGAATCTTGAGGGGAAAGTCGTGAAGCAGTACAACCTGTTCGACCGGCTCGGACAGTTGGCCACGGAGCCGTTCACCCACGGCCCGGTCCTCCTGTGGCTGACCGTCGGCTGCGCGGTCGTCTTCGTGGCGTCCACCACGGTCTCCATCGTGATGTACCGCCGCGAGGCCAAGGGTTCCGATCGGGACTTCTCGTGACCGGGCAGCGCACCTTCGAGGTGGGCGATGTCCGCGTGGACAAGCTGGGCGGTGAGTTCAGGCTGTTCTTCGAGGACGAGGAGCAGCCGGGCCGCGTCTGGTTCCACGCACTGACCTCCGACCAGGCGGCCGATCTCGCGCTCGCGATCTGCGACCTACTGGCGGACGCCAAGCCGGCGCCTCTGGCCGCTGCTCACGCACTGGCCACTCACCCGGCGCGCGTACGGGAACGGGAGTTGCCCGCGCTGCGTGAACGCCGTCCTGAACTGTTGGCCGCGTGGGTCGCCAAGCACGGCGGTGATGCCGCGTGAACGCCGACGTGATGCTCACCGTCGCTGTCCTCAAGGTGCTGTCCGCGCACACGAAGGAGCGCTACGAGCAGGCGCGCGATGAGGCGCTGGCCGAGCTGGGCCAGGGTGATCGCAGGATCGTCCGCTCGCCGCTGGACGGCACGAAGCTGGGCGCGGTCTACATGACCGACCCGAAGCCGGTCGCGGCGATCACGGACGAGAAGGCGCTGACGGACTGGATGTCCACGACGTATCCGACGCGAGTCGAGTCCTCGTACCAGATCGTCGGCTCCGATGCCGAGGTGATCGACATCCTGTTCCAGCACGCGCCGCGACTGCTGAAGCGCACGACCCGGCTCACCACCGAGGCCCGCAAGGAACTGATGACCGAGGCCGTGCGGATCGGCCAGCCGGTCGGTCCGGGCGGCGAGGTCGACGTTCCTGGCGTGGAAGTCCGCCAGACAGAGGGCTATGTGGCGTGTAAGCCGACCGAGGATGCCTTGCTCAGCGTCTACGAACTGGTGCGCTCCGGCCGTGTCGCGCTGGACGGAACCGTGCTGCCACAACTGGAGGCGTCCGGTGACTGAGGTCGACTTCGACGGACTCAAGGCGCTGCGTGAGCCGTTCCCGCCCGAGAAGGTCGGGAAGCTACCGAAGGTCACGTGCGGCGACTGCTCCTCGAAGGAGCGGAAGTGCGAGAAGCACAAGAAGGCAGTTTGCCCGCTGTGCAAGGCCTACGTGTCGACGTCGCACATGCACGTCGACTTCGTTGGCCACGCCGACGTGACGGACCGGCTCCTGGAAGTCGACCCGCTGTGGAACTGGGAGCCGCTCGGCCTGACCGATTCCGGGCTGCCCGCGATGGACGGAAACAACGGGATGTGGATCCGGCTCACGGTGTCCGGACTGCCGCGCCTGGGATACGGCCACGCCGGTAGCAAGCGGGGCGGCGACGCGGTCAAGGAGATCATCGGCGACGCGATCCGCAACGCCGCGATGCGCTTCGGTGTGGCGCTGGACCTGTGGCGCAAGGACTCGCCGTCGCCGGTGGCGGACAACTCGCAGCACGACGAGGAGGAGCCCGTGAAGCCGCCGACGCCCGAGGAGCGCATCAAGGGCTTGCGTGGCCAGTGCATGGTGATCTGGCGCAACCGCGGTGGCACGCCAGCCGAACTGGCGGACGAGTACACCCAGTGGTCCTCCACGCCTGAGGAGCCGAAGGGTCGCGACATCGCGACGGAGACCGACCCGAACATCCTGTACCAGTTCCAGCGGTACCTACAGAAGCAGGCGAACCCGTGAACGTCGCACTGCTCCCCGCCGTCGTCGCCTCGACCACTGAGGCGTGCGACGTCTGCACGGACGGCGAAGTCCTCGCGCACTTCCTGGGTTCCGACGTGACCGTGGTGATGCCCTGCCCGCACTGCAAGGGGTGGCGGCTGATGGACTCCGCGGATCGGGGTGGCAGGTGAACGACGTGCTGAACCCGGTCGACATCGAGAAGTCCATCCAGGAGTGTGCCCGCCGCATCCACGCTGGCGTGATCGCGACAACCAACGCGGAGGCGAAGTTCCGGGACGCGGACCGCGCGCTCGACCTGGCGTTCGCGCACGCCTACATGGACCACAAGGGACCGGCACACGAGAAGCGGTATGCGGCGGCCATTCAGACGGACAAACTGCGGCAGTCGCGCGACGTGACCGAGATTGCCTTCAAGTTCGCAGAGCGACAGGCCCGCGCGCTTGAAGCGGAACTGCGCGCGTGGCAGTCGGTGGGCGCGTCCATCCGGGCCATGTATGCGGGCGAGAGAGGACAGGGCGGATGAGCGAAAAGCAGGAGTTGCCGCGCTGGTGGAAGCTGGCGGCCTTCGCGCTGACTAAGGCGCGGGACATGGATTACGAGCCCGCCGGGCAGGCGATTCAGCGGCTCGGCGAGGTCTATGGCTTCGAGGTCATCCCGCAGGTGATGCTGGCGTGGATCGACTCGACGATCTCCCAGTGCGGGATCGACCCCGAAGGTAAGCCGGTCGGCATCGCGTGGCAGCGCGAGGGAAGCGAGGAGGTCACCGACGCCGACTCGACGCCGCCCGCTGTCGTATGGGCCGGTCGCCTGGTCGGCGCTCGCCTGGCCGACGACGAGGAGATGTACCGCGCTGTCATCGCGTCTATTGAGGACGACGAGCAATGGTCGCGCAACGTCGCCGCTCTGCTGACCACGTGTGGCGCGATGCTACGGAGGACCGCCTGATGGGCAAGACAACGATTGAGTGGGCCACGGACACCTGGAATCCCACCACCGGCTGCGACCGAGTCTCTACTGGCTGCGACCACTGCTATGCCATGACGCTCGCCAAGCGGCTCAAGGCGATGGGGTCGCCGAAGTACCAGACGGACGGCGACCCGCGCACCAGCGGGCCGGGCTTCGGTGTCGCCGTGCACCCGGGGTCGCTGGACGCGCCGCTGCACTGGCGCAAGCCGCGCAAGGTGTTCGTCAACTCCATGTCCGACCTGTTCCACGACAAGGTGACCGACGAGTTCATCGCGGACGTGTTCGCGGTGATGGCCGTGGCCAACCAGCACACGTTCCAGGTGCTCACCAAACGCCACGCGAGGATGCGGAACCTGCTGTCGCGGGCTTCCTTCGTCGAGATGGTCGCCGACCGTGTGCAGGTCCGAGACGGGATCTCCTCGCGCGACATCGCCAGTTGGCCGCTTCCCAACGTGTGGCTGGGTGTCAGCGTCGAGAACCAGTCGTGGGCGGACATCCGCATCCCAGCGCTGCTGAACACTCCAGCACGGGTGCGGTTCCTGTCTTGCGAACCGCTACTGGGCGCGCTGGACCTAGTGCCGTACCTGAGGCCCGCGCGGTGCAGTCAATGCGGCGGAACTTGGCCTGGCCATGCGTGCGGTCCGACGCATGCGCTGCTCGCCGTAGATCCAGGTGTCCACTGGGTCATCGCTGGCGGCGAGTCAGGAGACGGCGCTCGGCCCGTTGACCTTCGCTGGGTCCGGGAGATCCGTGACGAGTGCCAGAAGTCGGGCGTCCCATTCCTGTTCAAGCAGGTTGGCGGTCGCACGCCCAAGGCTGGCGGTCGCGAGCTGGACGGGCGCGAGTGGACGGAGTATCCGGCGGTGGCGTCGGCATGAGCAAGCCAGGCGGCAACCGGCGCCGCAGTCTCAGGCGGGCCCTGTTCTGGGCTCTGGTCTACGCCGTGACGCGCGGACCGGAGTGGACCGAGCGGGACCAGCAGGCCTACGAGATCGACGTCATCTGGCACCGAAGAGGGACGCCATGAGCCGCATGTGGCGCCGCGTCTCGGCTCGCATCCACGCCGCGAAGTGCCCTGGTGGCTGCTATTGCGTCAAGGACAGCTGGGTGTGGCGCTGCACCCAGTGCGGCCACATCTGCTGAGGGAGGGCACCGTGAAGCGTTCGCGTCTCAACCGGCGCACTCCACTGCACACCACTACTCCGCTGGAGCGCACCTCGCGCCTGCCATCCAGTGGGCCGATCAAGGCCAAGCGCCGCGACACCGGGCCGACCCGCTCGGTGCGAGACATCGTGCGTGCTCGCGCCGGCAACCGTTGCGAACTGTGCAGGCGCGACGACGGGCCGATGGACATCCACCATCGTCGACCGCGCGCAATGGGTGGAACGAGCGACCCCGCTACCAACAGGCCGAGCAACCTGGTGCTTCTCTGCCGCGAGTGCCACTCGAACATCGAGTCGAACCGAGACGGCGCACAGTTGATCGGATGGCTGGTGCGACAGAGGGCCGACCCGAGCCGCGTCCAGTTGTGGCGGTTTCCCGGCTGGGTTCTGCTCGATGACGAGGGCGGCTATGTGGACGTCGGTGAGGCGGCGTGAAGACCTGCCCCTACGGCAAGGAATCGTGGCCTACCAAGGCACTGGCCGACGCGGCACTCAAGGACATCTGGAGCCGACCACGGCCCGGCGGCCGCCGCATGGAGCACCACTCGTATCAGTGTCCCGACTGCGGTCATTGGCATTTGACGTCGCAGGATGCCGGGTGGGTGGCCCGGCCGTCGCAGTCCGAGCTGTGGCGCCGACAGCAATTGGCACTGGCGCTGGTCGCCGAGGCAGGGCCGGACGTGCTGGACCAGGTCCGGCGGGTGCTGGGCGGGGAGATGCTCGCGGACGGTGCCGCGTGAGAGCCGTCCCGCCACCGCTGGCGCCCTCGGTGCACTGGACGCGCTACTGCGAGGCGCTGGCCGGCGAGATCCCCGCGGAGGCACTGCTGCCGATCGACGGTGATCGGCTGTTGGTCCGGCTGCACGGCATGGGCTGGACCGACGTCGAGATCGCCACCCACACCCGCTGGAGCACCTACACCGTCGCGCGGATACGCGACCGGCTGGGACTCCGACCCAACCAGCACAAGCAGCAGAAGGGATCGGCTGCGTGACCGCGTTCGCCTCCATCCGGTGGGCGAGGACGGCTCCCGTCGTGCGACGTGCCGACGGGAAGCCGGACTCGACCGCGCACCACGTGCTGCTCGCGTTGGCCACGTGGGCTGGCAAGGATGGCCGCGCGCGCCCGTCGGTGCCGACACTGGCGGACGCCACGCTGCTGGACGACAAGACCGTCTCCGCTGCCCTGGGTCGGCTCGCCGCGGCCGGGCTGATCCAGTCAGAAGGGCGCTTCGGTGGGACGGGCTGCGAGGTGTGGGCGCTCATCATGGATCGCAGCCGGGAGTCTGCCGAGGACCCTGTGGGCCGGCGGGAGCGTAAGCGTCAGGGGACGCGGGAGCGGATGGCGAAGCTCCGCAAGAACCGCGCGGTGACGCTCTCCCACGGCGTCACACAGATCAGCGGTGACGCCGTGGGAGAGCGTCATGTGACGCCGTCGGACGGCGTCACCAATGGAGATGTGACGCCGTGGGAGAGCGTCAGTGACGCCGTGGGAGAGCGTCATGTGACGCCGTCGGACGGCGTTCGTGACGCAGTCGACTGCGTCACACCTGCTGGTCGCAGCCCTAGAACTGCCATTGAACTGCCATTAGAAGAACTGCCATTGAACTGCCACCCGCTGCCTACGGCAGCGGAGCGCGCGAGGACCGCCTACACCCCCGACTTCGAGGCGTTCTGGATCGCCTACGGCCGCAAGGGCGCCAAGAGGACAGCGGCAGGCGAGTGGGCCAGGGCCATCAAGCGCGCCGATCCAGCCTTGATCGCCCGAGCTGTCGGCCCGTACGTCGCCGCGACGCCAGACCCGAAGTTCCGCAAGGACGCCGAACGCTGGCTCAAGGGCGACTGCTGGGAATCCGCCGTGGTCCAGGCTCGCGCCGCAGGCGACTACCAGCCCTACCGCAACCCCACTGACGCGAACGCCTACGACGAGGACCTGTAGCCATGACTGACCCGAAGCTGATCGACCTCGCCGCCGCCTACCCGGACCGCGGCCTGGACCGGCACGACCTCGCGGAGGCCATCGAGCGTGGTGCCGCGAGATGCGCGAAGGACATCCCGACCCGCTACGCGGATGCCAACGTGGACAACCCGGAAGTTGCCAGGTGGGTGCGTGCGCTGGCTGACGAGACGGTGGAGAGGATGCGTGGCTTCGTCCCCGCAGTCACGCAGGGTCCGTCGCTGCTACTGCTCGGGCCGACCGGGACCGGCAAGACGCACCAGGCTTACGGCGCCATCCGCGCGATCGCGGTGAGCGGCTTGCACTGCTCGTGGCTGGCCACCACCGCAGCCGACGTGTACGCCTGCCTACGGCCGCGGCCCAAGGTGGACAGCGAACTGGAGTTCGAGCGGTTCGCCGGCGCCCGCTTGCTGCTGCTGGACGACCTCGGCGCGGCCAAGGCGTCGGAGTGGACCGAGGAGGTCAACTACCGGCTGATCAACCACCGCTACGAGCACCGGCTGCCGACGATCATCACGAGCAACGTGGCGGTGAAGTCGCTCCGCGAGGAGATCGGCGAGCGGGTCGCCTCAAGGCTGGTCGAGATGTGCCAGCGCGTCACGCTCAAGGGCGACGACCGGCGCAGGTCTCGTGGTGCCGCATGACCGCCCAGGAGAGCGCCCAGGACACGAACGCCGCCTCCCTGGTGTCAGCGGATGTCCAGCCGGCCAGCGAGCCGCAGCGGCGAACTCAGACCGCGACCTGCTCGGGCTGTGACGCCCGATGGACCGGTAGCAGCCGGGCGCACTGCACGGCGCCCAACTGTCACCGGACCTTCGCGACGGCTGGCCTGTTCGATCGCCACCGCCGCGGCTTCGCCTGCATCGACCCGACCGGCATCGACGGCATGGAACTGCGGGACGGCCTGTGGCGCAGTCCAGAGATGACCGAGGAGCAGCGCGCGGCGGCGGCCGAGAGGTGGTCCAAGTGACCGCCCGCTGGGAACTGGACGTCCCGCTCGTCGTGCCGGGAACCACGGGCAAGCTCCAGCCGCTGTCCGCGAACGACCGGCTGCACTGGCGCATCAAGGCGGGTCACGTGGCCACGATCCGCACCGGAGTGGCATGGCGAGCGAAGGAGGCCCGCATCCCGCCGCAGGATCACATCACGGTCCAGCTGCACTACGCGCCTGGAGACTCCATCCGCCGCGACGCGAGCAACCTCACGGCCACGCAGAAGCCAGCAGTCGATGGCCTTGTCGATGCGCGCGTCGTGCCCGACGACACGGCGGCGTGGGTTACCGAACTGATGCCGGTGCTCCACCTGCGCCACGGCTCGTTCTTCCGCGTGCGGCGGCTGTGGCTCGTCGTTGAGGCGACGGAGCGTGCGGCGTGAGGTCAGTCGGACTCGGCTGCGCGGACGATGCGGCGCACGTGCTCGCGGGCATACCCGCTGATCCTGACGATCTCCACCTGGGGGCGACCGGAGGCGGCTGCCTCGACGATCGCGGCCGCGAGGTCGGCTCGACGCTCCTCAAGCACCTTCTCGGCGCGACGGTATGCGCGCGCGGCCTCCTCCAGCGTCATGGCCACATGGTGTCACGTCCGGCTTTGCCTCACAAGATGGCCCACCAATGAAGCCACTTGACGTGGCCAACTCACTATGCCACACTATGTGGCATAGACAGAACGAGAGGAAGTCTCGATGAGCGTCACCACACTGGCCAAGATGACCGCCCACATCGCCGAGCCGATCGAGCGTTGTCCGTCGTGCGGACTGCTGACCCACAAGTGCGTCTGCCGCTGATGTCCGCGAACGCGGAGTGGCGCCAGGCCATCGCCCCCGCCGACTCGGCGGCCGCGATCCGCCGGCGCATCCGTGCCGCCGACTTCGCCGAGCGCACCGCCCGCGCGGACCGCGAGCCCGACCCGCGCGACGACGAACCCACCGACTACGACCGCTGAACCACTGGACGAAACGCCGCGAGGCGTCCCGGGGATCGAGACCCGGCCGATGAGTACCGACAGCCAAGGAGCCCGAGATGACCACCGCAACCACCACCGCACTGATGGCCCACGAGGTCGACGAGCTGCCCGCGCCGATGATCCTGTCCGGTCTCGAACTCGGCGTTGTGACCCGGCACGCCACCGGCTTCGCCTTCGTGCAGCGGCACTGCGAGATCTGCGGTGAGGCGCTGCCGTTCCTGATCCAGACGCCGGACGGCCCCAAGTTCGACGTGTTCCCGCTCTGCTCGGGCTGTGCGCTCTGACCCCACCCGCCTGGACGAAACCGCGTGAGCGGTCGCCGGGATTGTGACCGGCCTGACGAGTCCCGAACCGCTGACCCACCACCCGCCCGCCCCTGCGTCCTTGGAGGACACATGAGCACCACGACCGTGAGCCGCCTGGGCCTGCTGGAGAAGCACGGGCGCAACCGTCTGGCCATCCACATCCGTCCCGGCCAGTTCGTCCGCATGTACGACGAGAACGCCGACCCCTTCGTGGTGCGCGTGTTCCGCTGGGACGAAGGCGTCGACGTGCCGACCGGCCAGCAGATGTGCCGGATCTTCGGGTTCGACGCCGACAAGCCGGTCACCGAGGACTCGCCCGTGGAGTGG